GAGCACTTCCATCGCCTGCCGGTGCCAGATGAACGAGATGCGGTAGCACGCCAGTTCAAAGTCCGGGTTCGGAATGGACTTCAGCCCCGCCGCGCCGCCCGCGCCGCTCGACACGATGTTCGTGTAAGGCAACACCAATTGGAACTTGAACGGATACGTCGCGTTGCCGCTCGCACCGAGAAAGTTGAAGCGCAACTCGAACGGGTCCACGCGGGTCATGTAGTTGCCGATGGAGCCGCTGTAGCCATAGCGCCAGTACTTGCGGCTGTCCTCGAATGACGTGAACCGCCAGTTGTTGGCGATGTTGGGTGTATTTGCGCCGCCGCCCACGCCCTGCTGGCCGCCGAGATGGTTCAGTTCCCACACGGTTTCCCAGCCCGACACAAGTTCAATCGCCGGGGGTGACTTGCCGTCGCCGAATGGATCGCTGCCGAAATATCCCTCACGGGTCAGTGGCGCGACGCGATTGGCGAGCATCTGCGGCGTCAACTTGCTCGTCGGCATCACGCTCGTGAGCAGGAACACCTCATTGCCTGCCGCATCATTCTGCCAGATGTGGCTGAACTGCGAGGCGGTCTGGCCGAAATTCGCACCCGCGGCCCATTTCTTGCCCGCCCAGAACAGGGCGCGCTTACGCAGGAACATCGACTGAATCTGCGACGTGGCGGGCCGCATGATGTCGTTGATGATGTAGTTGAACTGCTCCCGCGCATGGGTCACGTGCAGTTGTTGGTCGAAGCACAGCAGTGGCGTCTGCCAGTTCTGCTCCTCCAGATAGAATTGCAGGCGCGAGGAACCCCAACCCAGCGTGTTGAAGGTCTTGTTACACGGCGTGCCTACGCAGTTCGCGTACGACACAGTATTCCACGCCCGGCTCGTGTTGGGATACACGTGCTCGAACTTGTCCTGGAACATCGACGTGCCGGAGAAAGCTGGGAATGGGCCGGTGGCGACATGGCCAATCCAGCCATCCATCGGGCGGATGGATTTGACGATGCGTTTATCATACTTGGGTTCCTCGTCAACAAGGAGTTGCGTGAAAACTTTGCAGGACATCGGTTCTGCCATACAGACCTCAAAAGATTGAATTTTCGTTCGGCTCGGTAAGCGCAATCGCGCGCCGAGACTCACGGCTTTTGAAGTCAGCGAACCTTCCCCGTTGCCTTATGGCGGGTGCTCTTGCGAGCTACGCTGAATTGATTTTTAAGCGAATCAAGGAAACGCTTTGGCTGCTAGTCCACGTCAGCCATTTAGGACTGGAGGTATGATTACGCAGAAATACTACCGGGTGTCAAGGATAAGAACGATGCCGCCCGCATTCCATGCGATCCCTCGCATTGTCACCGTCATCTCCCAAATAAAGATGCTCGGGATTGATGCAGTTGGTGTGACCTATGCAGCATTGCTTGTGAAGGACGTGTAATCCGTCGGGAATTGGGCCAACGTGCAGCATCCAAGAAAGTCGCGAAGCGCGCTGTTGCTCTCCGTTGTCGTCCTTGATGTTGCCGTACCCATGATCACCGAGAGCGCCCGTCCACAGCCAATGACCATCTTCTGTTTTTACCACTTTAGCCATCAGGCGAGTCAGCGCGGGCCGCACGCGACAATCTTTGGCACAGAAAACCACCACACTTACTTTTGATGGCAACACCCAGAAATCACGCTCGCATCTTGCGCACTGCTTTTTAATCCATGATGAAATCTCCGTGAGTGATCGAATGAGTGGAGTTGGCCTGCTCACTGAATACCCCCAGCGGCAGCCGCCTCATTCACAAGCTCCTCAACTTTAATCGGCACTTGCGGGCCGTTTCTCACAACGCGATTAGCCAGCACGCGCTCTTCATTGGAGCAGTCCATGTGGACCATTTGCGTGTCGGGAAAGCATTCGATTTCAAACTGCCAGCCAGCAGCCTCTAACGCCTGCGCTTTGCGCTCTATTTCAGGAGGCATTTCGATCACCTCTTCGCGCTTTCTTCCATCAGGGAACAGGTACTGAACGAATCTCATGTGGTGTACGTGGAAAACGCCAGACCTAAAAGCCCCTGAAGCGGGTGCTGCCCCTCGCGGGAACAGCGGTCTGGCGAAATTAGTGTTCTCATTCAGTCGGCTTTTAACCGAGCGGCTCAACACTGTTCCACCCGGAACAATTCTTCAAGCCTATTCCACATCCCTCAACAACGCTGGCAACTCGTCATCATCCGCACCCGCCTTGTCACCCTTCGCCGCCCCCGGCTTGGGCTGGCTCTCCTTAAATTCGGCCAGTTCCTTTTCGCGCTCAATGCGTAGGGCTTTTTCCGTCTCCCATTTGTGGACCATGTAACGGAATGCACCAGCCTGATTGCGCACGGCGGCACGCCGGGCCAGCACTTCCTCGCGCGGCATACCATTCTCGGCCCCCAGCGCCTTGTCCACATTCTCGTAGCCCACGCGCAGAAACTCAGCGCCCTTCTCATCATCCTCAGCAGCGGTAAACCACTCCGGGTATTTCTCCTGTGCGCCTTTGTTCAGGTTTTCCCATTGCGCGAGGGACTGCTCGTATTCCTGTTTCTCGCGCTGCTCTCGGGCCTTGGCATGTTCCTGTTCGCGGGCAATGCCGTTCTTGCGGTATTCCTCAGCCACCTTGCGCATGTTCTTCTCGGCTGACACAATCTCGTCCCGGATCGTGATGGCGCGGGCGGCTTTCACATCAGAGCCGAACAGCTTGGCGGCAAATGCTTCCGCCTCATCGTCGTTCGTGATGCTCAGCAGCTTCTCGAAATCCTTGGCTGTGGTTTCGCGGGTGGTGCCATCGTCGTTGAACGCGCGCCACGCCAGCACGCGGGCGGCAGCATCCTGATATTTCTCCACGTAGGGTTGGTAGTGCTCTTTCTGGAACGCCTCGGACTTGGTGTAATCGACGTAGCGCATCTGCTCGTCCAGCGCCTTGTGCCGTTTCTCCAGTTCTTCGTAGCGCTTGGCCAGTTCAGCTTTCTCAGGATCGTCTTTGGGCGCAGTGGATTTGCGAACGGTGTCCAGTTCCGTGGCGTACTTGGCCTCGCGCTCTTTCATCTCGCGCTTCAGCTTGTCATACGCCTCGCGCAGGGCCTTGGGGGCCATCTTCCCGGTATCGACTTCCTCTGCCTTTTCTGCGGGCCTGGCTTCCGCCTTCTCTGGTTTCTTCTCCTCTGGATTTTTATCCTCTGGCTTGGGCGCGGCCTTTCCTTTTTCCTCCTTGGCGTCTGGTTTGGATGGAAGCTGAACCGTCTGCGGCTTGTCAATCTGGGTGCCTTCCGGCTTGGCTTCTTTTACGGGCGGTTTGTCATCGAACTTGTCCAATGGAGATTCCATCGGCTCCATGCCGGTTGGGGTGCTCGGTGGGGGTGCATCCAATACTGCGGTGGTTTCATCAGCCATGCCGACAGCTTGCTACGTATTTCCGCGCAAGGCAATAGATAAGCGTGACGCTCCACATTCAGGCCCGCATGACAGGTTCTCCTTTTTGCGTGGCGGCTTGAATTCTTGCTCAGGAAGTTCATCAAGAAAGATTCGGTCGTGCTGATGAATTTCTACAAGGCGCACGCCAAGCTCGCGAGACTGCTCGCAGCGTCGCTTGAACACTTCCGGGAAGTGTTTGCGCACCATCGACCAGTACCAAGGCGAAGACGCTTTTACGCAGCCGGGACAATTGTTGTTGTTGAAACCTAGCCGGTACATGGCAGGGAGTTCGATACCTGCTTCCTGAATTTGCTGGTAACAATCCTGTTTCGTGATTCCAAGCCAGTAGAGCGGGTGCATCAGGCGCAGCGCTGGATTGCGTGTTTCAAATGGAAGTACGCGGCGGCGATATTCGTCGAAAGTGAATCCAAAAACGTGTTCATCGTCCGGGCGCGCAAACAGGATACGTGGAATCTTTTTCAATTCACCAGTACATCGGGCACCCTTCGTGCCACTCATGTAGCGGCGCACCGCAAACACGTCATCTACAGTTTCAAATTCGGAATTACGGATGAAAACGATTGGCTGGGACAGCCACCGCTCCACATCCGCACTGAACCGATAATTGTCAGGGTGCTCACTGGGTCGCGTGTCGCAGCAAACGATCAGCACTTCACGGTTAGGAAACAATTCAATGGTCTTCTTGCTGGCCACTGCCGATGCCGCGCCACACGAGAACCAGACAATAATACGACTCATGCCGTTGGCTTCAATTGCCCAATCTGCTCGCGGCTTGGCGCTTCATCCGGCTTGCCGATGTTGCGCAGGATGTGCAGGAACCGCTGTGCGCCCTGCCGCTGGAAATCTCTGGCGGCGGCGCTCTCGGCGTCATTGGAATGATGGCAACCATAAACGTACTGGAGCATCGCCACATCACATGCCTCATCCCAAATCGGGCTTTGCGTGAGGTCGTTGAACTGTTTGGCGTGGGTGCTCTTGAGAAAGCGGGCCTTCGGTGATTCCATTCCAGAACTCAAGCACGCGCCCACTGCCGTGTCACGCTTATTTATTCCTGCACCGCCGTTGGCTGTGAAGCCTCGCGTTGAATCGCGCCAGCCGTCTTCAAATCGGTGGCAGCTTCTTCCACCTGCACCCTGCGTAGTTCCTTCGCATTTTCCAGCGATGCCCGCTCTTGATCCTCGCTGAGCTTCTGCGCGTGAATCTCGGCCCGCTGCTGTGAGCGTTGCGCATGGCTCTCCCGCATATTGGCGGCTTTGGCTTGGTCGGTGAGGAGTTTTCCTTTCAACTTCACCGCCGTTTCTGGATCGAGTTCCGGCGTCCCGTTGCCATTCTGCTGGCCCTGCTGTTCCTGAAGCCTCTGCGCAAACGCCTTGATCTGATTCATGAGTCCACCCAGCAAATCGCCAAGCTGCTTCACCAATTGCTTGCTGCCCTTATCCTGTTCGAGAATCGTAATGTGATTCGCAGCGCCGTTGCCTTCGATGGGTTGGCCCTCGATTGTTTGGCCAGCGAGATTCTGCAACCCCGCGAGTTCTTCCATTGTCGCCACGCCGCCGCGCTGGTTGACCTTCTGCACTTCGACGTTCAGCGCGCCCAATAGTGTGGCGGCGTATTCGCTGTGGCTCACGCCTTCAACCAGACCCATCGGCTGTGCCGAGAGCAACGTTGCCACACTCACTTGGGCATCGTGAACGGATTTCGTCGTCAGCACGGGTTCCTCTGGCACCAGCAGCTTGGTCTTGTCGGCATCCCGTGTGGCCGCAAACATGAAGTCGCGCAGCGCCACCCGTTGCGCATTCGGATCGAGCAACGGGTATTGCGACATCACCATCTGCGCCTGCGCCAAGGCAAGCTGGATATTGCCGTTGCCACCCACCTTCTCCACGTAGATGTCCCAGCAATCTACATTCAGGATTTCCTCGGGCACGCCATCCTTGAGGCATTCCACGCGAAACTTGCGCACGTCCGGGTCTTTACTGTTCCTGATGCAGAAGCGCCGGCCAATCTCGCGGCCTTGAAATTTGCGCTGGATGTAAAGCTGTTCCAACATGCTGCCCACCAATGCGGTGGCGGCGTTGACTTCGGCGGTGATTTGGGTGGCGGTCTTTTCCGGCCCCTGTTCCTCGCCGTAGCCGAAGTTCTTGGTATAGGCCGTCGAGTTGTCCGCAATGCTCTGGCGGTTCAGCGCCATGACCTCACCAACCAGATTGGCATCCACTTTCCAACGATCCTGAATCGGCACGAAGTTCACCCCGTCCGGGATGATGCCTCGGTTAATCAGATTCACTTTGATCGCACGCTGTGTGTCGTCGGGGTTGTTGACCCGGAAATACTGCATACACGCCTCGAACGCGGCTTCCGTGAGCGCGCAGCGGAGCCGGTTTTGGATATGGCAAACGGAATAGAGAAGCCAGCCGAGGGAACGAACTGAATGGTAACGGAACGGGGCCACCACTGAACCATCGCCAAACTGCCAGTGAATAATCTCGCTGAGCTTGGGAGCATAATTTCTATTGCCGCCGTCGTAAAGAAACTGGCCGCGCTGGTCGAGAAAGTTCTTCGTGGCCTTGTTGGGCGCTGGGTTTGTGTCACGGTCGAAGCTGCGCGACTCGCCTCGGGATGGCGTATCCAGCACAATCTTGAGCTTCCAGCCGGATTCTTTCTGGCGGTCATCCAGGGCAAAGAATTTCCAGCAATTGATGGTCGGCACCGCATCGGAATCGAACTGACCGCTGTTCGCCTTGATATCTTCTTCCCAACGTTCGGGCGAGTACACGTAGTTGGTGCTCGTCGTTTGGCCCCACTGCTGCATGGCCCAGCGAATGCAATCGTCGGCCACTTCAATGTTCCATCCAGGGTCCACGCGCGGCCCGTGCGTCTGCCGATAAAGCTGCCACGCGGTGTAGCGGGTGTAGACGGCGAAGTACGAAAGGTTTTCCATCGTAAGCAGCGTCTGCGACGGCACCAGCACGTCCGCGACGGCCTGCATCTCGGGACACCACATTTCCTTGTTTGGCCAGAGCATTGGGCCAACACCGTGCAGCATCACCTGCGCAATCACGTTGCGCTGGTGCTGGTAGTACTTCAACGCGGACACACCATCCTTCATCGCGCGACGCCATTTCGAGGTGATGATTTGCGACCACTCCTCGCGCTTGTGTTTGGGGCCGCGATCCACCTTGACGGAGAAATACTGTGATGGGGCAAACACGGCAGTTTCCGCCTGAGAACACGCATCGCGGTGAACTTTGGTGGCTGTCAGGTCATTGTAATTGACCTCGATGTTCCGCTGCTCCACCTGCTGGTCGCTGTAGGGCGCACCGCCGTTGAACAATTGATCCACCAAAGCACGATTGGTGGAGCGCGGCAAGTCAGCGTTTTTCATCGCCCACACCAACGCCTCAATATCCTGAGCGGATTCCCACTTCATCGAACCGCACCATACCAAGGTGGGTGCGGGTGGCGAGAAGGAATTACGCGGTTTTGACTAAGTGATTTTTGCTGAGGTCATCGTCGGCCAGTTGTACGTCTGAACGGTATCCATGAGCACCCGAGGGCCATGCACTCTTCCTGAGTGCCTCGGATGAAGTATAACTTTCGTAGGTGTAATATCCCAAAACGATGTCTGAAAGAAAGTACAAAAGTGCGACAACATGAATTGGTCCCAGCCGCCTGCGGAAATACAGAGGCGTTCGTCAATCATCTCGTAAACATGCGACCAGACCATCGGCACCGCCGCAAAGAAATCCAACCCATTATCATCATGCACCCCGCTGTGAATGCCCACAGCCGGGTCGAAGTTGTAGCGCCAGCTTGAGGCGCAAGTGGCGTGACGGGCTTTGAGCTTGGCTTCAACGAGCGGGAAGCCCGGCCCGATTACGATGTCGGAATTAAGAATGCAGCACCATTCGGTCTGGGAAGCGCACATCTCCACGAGGTCTAAAATTCTCGGGTAGCGTTCAGATGGAATAAAGATTGTCTTCGGTGAATCCAGTTGTGGCTCGAAGGCATTAAAATAAACAATCTTTGAAAACACTCGCTGCCATGTGCGAAACGCTGCCACTTGATTGATTTGGTACTCGCCTGTCTCATCACAGTCAAATGGCCGAAATGAACTCACTGCAATCATAAACACGGCGGCTTTGCTTCCGGCGTCGGTTCATATTTGCGCTCCAGCAATTGCCTCAAGTCATCAAGTAAATCCGCATTGCACGTTGGGCACACCGTCCGTCGTGGCTTGTCAGGATAACGCCCGCGCGTTTCCAGAAGCTGGTCGCCACAGGTGGGGCATTTGCCAAGCGCTGGCTCGCTCAATTTCATGGGTCGCAATCATCCCCGTTCTCATCGTGGTGAGCACGCATTTCCAGCGCTGTAATCACCAACCACAACAGCGTCAGCGTCAGCGCAGGTGTTAGCACGGTGATGCACAATGCCGTAGTCATTTGCGAATCAAGACGGCCAATCCTGGATTGCAGCGAGAATCATAGCCCCTCCCGTATTCCTCCTCGCAATCGAGTTGGTTCGGGCTGGGTAAAATCATGCCGCTGTATTTCCCTTCTTTAATCAGGCTTTCAAAAAACAGGCGAACGGGAGGCGCGAACCTCTGGCTGGGTGTTTTCCATTCCGGCACGTCATGGCCACATATCATCGTCCCGGCGTGAATCAATGGCTCCAGTGCCGCCATCTCTCGTTGTGTGTGGTCCAAATCGTGGGCGCTATCCACGAACACGAAATCGAATTTCCTGCCGAACAGTTCCCGCAAGCAGTCTGGCGTCCATCCCTGCCGGAACTCGAAGTGCTTGGCGATTTCCAGCTGCGCGAAGAACTCCCGGTCGTGGGTTGGTCGTGCGTCGATTGACACGAGTCTTGCGCCTTCCTTACCGACAATGGCCCGCAGCATGTGAAGCGAGCCGAATCCGGTGTGCATTCCAAGTTCGAGAATCTGCGTCGCGCCAATCATCAGGATTAGTGACTCCATAAGTTCGCAAGTTTCAACACCCGTAATAAAGCGCGGCTCAAACAGGCTCTGTATTTTATGGGTGAGTTCATCGCGCAATGCACCAGAAGAAATGCGCCGTAGAAACTCAGGATGCCTGGGTATCCACGGATTCGGCCAGATGCCTTTCCCGTAATTCTCCGCGCCGCCGATGGAGGCGGTTACGCGGTCATGCCATTCAGAAGTTGTTGCCATTACACCCACCTCACGATCTTTTTCCACCACGGCAGCTTCAGAAATACTTTCACTGCACTGCTCGCACCATCACAGGCAATGTTGCCGATGCGACTCAAGGATGTACGCAGCGGTGCCTGCTGGTCTTCTGGTATGCTGCTTTCCCTCAATGCCTGCATGGCCAACAAAATGGCCTCTGACGCTCCCAGATAAATAAGAGCGCGATTTTCCGGTCTGTCGGTGTTGTTGAATGCCGCTTTTAGCCCCTGTTCAAAGCGGTCAATGATTTCCTGATTGGTCTTCATACTACATGCCTTTCAATACTTCCGGGATTTGACGTGTTTTGCTAACGATGAGCGTGTGTGGAAAATAACCAGTGCAGAGATGCCAGTTCAACCCTTTCAACATCGGCTCAATGTGCTGAAAGTTCTCCGCGTCTTTCTGCGCGTCGTGGACGACTACGAACTCGCTGACTTCAATCAATTGCTTGAACGCTTCAGCGCGATTTGCGCCGCCTGGTGGGTGATCCACCAGCGCCACCGAAAATCGTTTGTCCGGCACCACGTAACTGAACCAGTGCATCTGGCTCCCGTAGCGCGCCTTGAATTCCGAAAGCCATGCTTGGTCCGGCTCGACAGACACCAACGTACGTCCAGAAGCCAGACAGAGCGCGTGCAAGTGCGGCGTGGAGAAGTGGCCGATGCCGAGTTCCAGGACATCGCCCGCCGTCACGGCAATGCAGGCGAGGAGCGCGGGGAGGTGCGACTGCCATTGCGTAGCCACGGACATTTCAGGAGTCATTCCCATCACATCAATCCCAAATGTTGAAACAGTTTGCGCGGGCAGTTGATTTCCGGCGTTGGCACCTGTGGGCCGTAATTGTGCTCTTTCTCCATACCCCCGGGACTCCATGATTGAATCACCTTGCCGTAAAATGGATATGGTCGCTCAAACAAATCGTACCATTCATACTTGTCCTCAAAGAATTTGTGCGCCACCGCGCCGAGTGTATTGAACTCGCAAAATGATTGCGGAAACTCGTTGCGGCATTCATGCACGTAGCCGTCGAAGCCCTGATCCGGGAACCGTGTAGAAATTACCTCACGAGTTTTGGCGTAAACGTCGCGATGGTTCACCATCGGCATCCACGGCATACACTCCCGCTCCGCTGACCAGCCCAGCGCGTAGTCCACCGCGAATTTCCACATGTACTGGTTGCGGTTCATGTCGAACGTTTTTCCTGTGAAACCCATGAAGGTTTTCTCGGCATCCAGCGGCACCGGGCCTTGCAGGAAATGCCGATATTCCGTGAATGGTTGGAGAATCTTGCCGTCTGGAAGCCAGTCAGCCGGGGAGCACTCCTGAGCAAACACGGTGTCACCATCAATGTGGAAAATCACTTCAGCGCCCGGCAGGAATTCGTCAGCGTGACAAGTCATGTGCTGGTGCCAATTGAACCCGCGCCCCGGCCACTCATCGCCGCCCTGAAGTTCAATTCTATGCTCCTCACAAATCGGTCGGAACAAATCCACGTCCGCGTTTGGAATGATACACCGCACAGTATCCCAACCGCGCGCGAATTTCGTGAAGGAGCGCGCCGAAATCCTGAACCACTCAAGATCGTTCCGGTAGGTGTTCCAGAGTAATGCCGTGTTCAATGTTGGTATGCGCCCGTGAGGAGCGCGTTGAGAACTGAATCATCCTTGATGCGGTGGAGGAATACACTTTCTTTCGGGAGCCATCTGCGCAATTCGTCGGCAGTCACGTTTACGGGAAGTTCACCACCACCAACCGGATGCGCCATTCGGCCAACCAACGTCCAAAGATGAAACATGAGCCGTGAATTGTGAGTGTCGTGAATCACTTCCTGCGTCTGCATATCGAACGCCTGCCCAGCACCGCAACTCATCGCTCCCGGCATTCTGTGAGCAGCATCGGCTGGATAAATGGCGCCACCATTGCAATGCCCCATGTGGGGCACTATGGAACCCATCCAACTGCGGCCGCAGGCTTCATACTCGGCTTGCAACTTGTCCAGCCAATCCGGTGTGAGGGCAATCGCGTCCGCCTCATGCCATAACCACGGCGACGTTCCTTGCGCCATGTGGTGCGCGCAACTTTGCCATGCCCAATTTGCTGATGCTGGATAGCTTGGGATGGGGGGACTAGGGTAAGAAAAGATTTCCACCGTTTCAAAGCATTCCGCCAGCAAGCCGTGCAATTGATTGATTAGACCGCTGGCCAGAGTGGGATCGAACGCTATCACTGCACGGTGGGGCCATCGCTGATTCATCTTCCGCAACCAAAGAGCGTGCCGGGTCGCTAAATGAATATCCCCACGATGCACATTGAACACGACGCAGATTTTATTCTGCTTTGGTTTCTCCATTTCCTCTACCCACTCAATGCCCAGCTTCTTGGCTAAAAGTGGGAACAGCCCCCCGAACTTGTCTCGGTGATAAAGCACAGCCTCCCTAGGCAACCAATCCAGCGTGAAGTGATGCGCGGGTGAATCTGGCCGGCGTGACTCCACAAACACTGGCGGCAGATCGCGCTGTCCAAAGAAATCCTTGATGAGTGGTGTGTGCGAGCCGTCACGCACCATGATTTCCGCAGCATCGACTTGCCATGCGCGCCTGGACGCCAGCGTAGGCGGAATGCGATTCGCCGTGTCAGGCGGGTAAATTGCCACGCCTGACATGATGCGCTCTGGCATCATGGGCTGGGTGCATGGTTCAATCTGGCCCATGAACGGTGTTTCCCGGCATTGGTAATCCAATTCAATTGTTGGCAACCATCCCGGCCTGATTGGCGCCGCATCCGGCTCCATCAGCAGAAACGGCTGCGGCCAATGTTCCTGCACGTATTTGGCAATTGCGTGAAACATGACGTTCGGCCCGATTGGCCAGCCCTTCACGCTTGTCTCCGTGCTGAACACGCGCACCTCACGAAAGATTCGTTCCGCGATGCGTTGTGCTTCCATTGCGGCGTCAAACGGCGTGCCCGCGTCAAACGCCAGCAACGCATCATGATTCACCAGCTTGCCGTCGAGCTTTTCAATCCAGCGCAGGAGCCTGCAAAGCTGGTGGCAGTCGCCAGCAAAGGTTGGAAGCGCTACAAGCATCAGCGCCTTTTGATAACGAAATCCCCAACCAGCAAAGCCCCATGTCCATACTTGGCAATGTGCTCCATTTCTTCCGCGTAGGTCATGGCTTTCATTTGTGATTCATCTATTGCCAGAGCCATCTCAATTTGCCGACTCAGCAATAACAATTCGTCCTTCAGTGGCAGTGAATCCGGCCCGATGGTTTTCGTGCGCGGCATCATTTCCCCCAGAATTCCCAATTACCCGTCGTGAGGTTTGTGCGGTAGTAATTTGTAAGGAGATTCCACTCACCGTCAGTCACGCGCACAATCACAACGCCACCCATTCGTAAATGCGCTCGATTGGTGAGTGTCAGGAAGTTGGTACCCCTGTCCATATCCTGCGTTAACTTAAAACCGGAAGTGGAATTGGTCGTAAGCCAAACGCACTGTGCCGCTACGCCGACCCCCACCAGCCAAGCAATCAGGACATTAAAGATAGCTCGCATCATTTCCTCCTCACCAGCTTGAAAAACGCCTGTCCAGTTTTGTCGTAAGGCAGGCTCGCCGTCACATTGGTTTCCGTGATGACTTGCTGTGGTGGCGCGAACCAGTCTCCAAGGTTCTTGCTCATGGAAACAGTGTACATCGTTCCCGCTGGAAACTCAGCCCACAGGAACACCCGCTGGCTGAATGGCCCATTGGTGAAAGTCTGGTGCAGCACGATGCCGTCGTTAGGTCGCGGCAGAAATCCTAACGCCAGTTGAAGTGGGTGGTCTGTCACCTTCTCGCCGCGCGCAGGTGGTTGGATGACAGCCAGCTGCTGCGTCGTCAGGGATTTACGCGCTGCACACCCAGACAGCAATACGACCACAACGAGAGAGAGCAAGATTTTCATTCCGGCTTAATCGACATGCAGCACCAACCCGCCTCCAAACCGAACAGTGGCCCGTGCATGATGTGTGTGACGGTGAAGCGCAGATGTGGTGATTCGGTGTATTGCTGTGTGGCGTCGTTCCATTCCTCCTCTTCTAATGTGTCGCCCACCTTGAAGTCCCGGTCGTTCTTGCGAAGCTCGAATGTTTTAGCGCCCGTCAAAAGCTCACGGTAAAACCACGGCCAAACTTTCAGGTGGTGTGTTTTCATGCGCGCACTCTGTCACGCCGATTTCCTGCTTGTCGAGAGAAATGTGAGGTGGCCCATTGCTGTTCTGAGCAGCGCATCGTAGCTGCCAGGCTTCACGGGTGATTTACGTTTGGCTACCACGTCAGGATGATGCCAGATGAGCTTTGCTTTCAGGTCGTTTGGTAATCGGCCCCAGCAATCACCGCAGAAGATCAATCCAGCGAGTCCCATTGGCGTGGAGCAGTGTGGGCAGTTCATTGAAAAACCTCTGTTGCTGTTTCTGCCGCCTGTTTGTCATCAAAGAATATCGCCCGCACCCCCTCACAGCCGTGGCCCTGATGTGTGTAAAACCATTTTCCTGAATGCCGCCCACGAATTAGATGCAGCACGCCCCCACAATCCTCGCAGCGCATCCGGCTGGCGGATTGCGATGCCAGCGGGATGGCGTCAATCATGGCGCGGAAGTCAGTGAACGCCTCAATCCAATTGAGACGCTTGGATGGATTCATTGGTCTCCTCCTGTTGCTTTCGTGCGGCACCCAATCCAATCATGTTTGGATCGCGCCTGTCTTTCTGGTCCTGCGGCAAACAATGCCAGCATCACCACGCACCACTACCCGTGCAGTAAAGCGCCACAGGATGATCTGGTGGGCCGTGATGGCAGATTTCGCAGGTCATTTCAGTTCCAAATCCCGAATGAGCTTATCAATGTCTGGTAACGCTGGATTTTCAACCAAATCGTAGCCGAAGTCGTCTGTAATAGTGACAGTCGCTTTCTTCACCGCTTCGCGCGCCTCGCGCAAGGCTGCGATTTCGATGGAGCGAAGGAGCCTGACGTGGGTTCCAATGCTATCACTCCGCAATTGGTGGTTGCTGCGAATGGTGTCCACGATTTGTTCGAGTTCTGAATCTTTCATTCTGCGAGGCTTTTCTCAGCACCCCACGAAGCCATAATTCTGCTCATGAGTCCCGACAGCATCATGCGCTGAAACCAGTCTGGCGGGTATTCCCCATTGCGGACACGTTTTATGGCGTCGCACTGATTGTTCCATTCATGCTCGCAGGTTGTGGCCTTGGGTTGGGTGAGTTCTGTGTCGGTGAGGTTCATTGGTTTCCCGGGTTCTTGAATAGTTCTGAGACGTGCCTGCCGTTGCCATTAATTCTCGGGTCTGCCGCTTCCGGGTCCACCACCTTTTCACGCAAGGCGATGATTTGCTCTTTAGGTGTTGGGGTTGGCCTGCGATTACGTTCCGCAGCGCGGGCCTCAGCAATGAGCGCCCCGAGCTTTTCCAAATCTCCCACCACCGAGAAAGCGTTGACCCGGAACTTGGCCCCATCGCTGCGCTTGTTGAACCTGAGCATGAATTCCACGACGCAGCGGATGTCATCAGCGGTGACGCCAGCCTTCCAGGCTTCGTAGAACACGCGCTCGCAGAGCTTGTGGTTGAGTTCCTGGCCGCTGGCTTGGCACCAGGCGTGTTGGAGGGTGGCGATGGGGGCTGCGGTCATGACTTGTTGCGTTCGGCGAGCATGGCGTCAGCAATGATGTAGGCGTGTTCGGCTGTGGCGTCCCATTTGACGTGATCTAAATCCAGCGCACTACGAATGAGTTCTGGCAACGCTGCGGCTGCGAAGTAATCGCGCAAGGTCATGCCGTAGAATTGTTCCCGCACAATTTGGGTTCCAGTATGCGGCTGGATGTCCATGACATCGCATGGAAACGCTGGCCCACCATCTGGTTTATCGCTCATAAAAGTGTTGTTATGGAGGTCATGCCCAAAGCCAATCTCGCAAGAGTTGCCGCAGACTTTTCCGTGGTGGCTTGGGCTTCCAGTTTTCTAATCGGCACGAGCTCATGGCGAAGACACAAAATCGCTGGTAAAGATGGCAGCGATCATCAGACCCATCCCGGTCGGTGCCGTGAAAGCAATACGCACAGTTCTGGCACTTGCGTAGCGGGCTGTTTACGTGGGTGATTCTTTCGGTCATAAAAGTGTCGGCTGCTTGGGTTGAGGGTTAAACAGTATTGCAATGATCTGAGTTTATGTACTCTCGGTAATTCATTCCGATCTGAACTGTTCCACTGGTGAAAGCGACAGCTTTCCCTGCTCAGTGTGCCTCTGTTCCACCGGAGCCAAGCGCATAGCCTTTTACTCCCTCCGCGCATCACCCTTCGCTCGTGGCTGTCAGGTAGCTTGCAGCCTGTTTACGGGGCGCGGTCTGCTACTCCATCCCATTTCTGGGTTGTCCAAGTTGTCGCTGTCGAGACAGAGCTTGCTGAATGGCAAACTGGTTCGCGTGGAGAAAAAAATTCCCGCTCAGGTAGTAGTCTGAGCGGGAATGAAGAACACGGACACCGAAAGTCAATCTCGCACGGCTACTACTCCGACACGAACGATTTATTTTTAATTCACTCGCCCCACCTCACGCAAGAACTTTCGACAAAAAGTTTCAGCGCCTACCGCAAGCGCGCCCGAACCACCGGCTTGGCGCTCGTCACCCCGGGTGCGATGACTGGCGGCAACCCCAACAACATCCCCTCACATGTGCCAGTCAGCCATGCCCGTAGCCATGTCTGCTCCTGCACGCCGCCCGCGCCATACGTCTCGTAAAGGCCACTATAGATGCCGAAGGCGCTGTTGAAAATCAGGATGGCCTGTGGGTTCTTGAACTGCTCGGCTTGCGCGTTGTTCTGCAACCGCTCAATCACGAACTCGGGCGATACATTGGTTCCTTTCGCGGCCTCACACACCACTGGCGCCGCGTAACGCAAGTACGGGATGGCTTCAGGTGATTGATCCACACCGAAAGTCACGCCAAGCTGCACCGCCGTGCGAACCGTGGCCTGCGTGACGGCGGGTGGTGTAGAAGCGCAGCCCGTGAGAAGCGCGAGGAGGCACAAGGGAGCAAACCAGCGTTGAATGTTTTTCATTGCGGCACGCTATCACCCGGAAAGGTCGGAAGCGAGGGGTTTCTGGCTCAGTTCTCTGAATTGAGCGCGGCAGACAATTTCAGTCTGCAAGATTCACCATCAGGGCGTCATTTACCGCACCTTGCGTCTTATTCCGCCACGCGCTCGATTCAGAGAACATCCCCACCCTGCACTGAAATGCCTGGCGTGTCACGCAGATTTGTTAGTGAGAACTTGCTCGACATCCGGCGCGGGCGAGGGATGATGCTGGCGTGAAGATGGTTCCAAATCCTGAATACGAGAAGGCGCACTACGAACTGTGTTTCATAGACAAGGATGGGAATCACCTAAAGCCCGCAGAACCGCCGCGGCGCGCTGCAACGATGCCCCCTGACTTCCAAACGTTTGAGCAATTGATGGGGTGGTTCCACAAGAACGAAGTGCCGAGTCACATTTTAGTGGGGGATTGAATGGCTTTTTTCCCGTGCCCAAATTTCAGTGATTGTGTTCCACCCGCCGAGGGTGTGGCCGTACGGAATCTCACGGCGGAATTGCCGGACCGTCCAAGTTTCTTTGGATATTATCAGTGTAGCGACATCGGCGTGAACCCGCCATTTACCACTTGTGAGTCCATCGTATCCCAAGAGCAAAGCGACTTTTGCGCCGCGCGCTGTCTCGCCGAAGGTATTTTCGTCTCCGAAGAACAAACCTGCACTGGCCCATGCGGCAGCACCTTCACGCTCCCCGCTGGCACGATCCTCGCAAATTCTGTTCAAGAGGCGAACGCGCAAGCATTGGCCTTCGCCTGCGCCAGTGTTGCAGCGATGTGCAGCGCCACCAATTCCGCGCGCACATGCAGTGTGACGTGCCCAGATAGCAGCGTCAGCACCTACACCGTGCCTGCTGGTGTCCTGTCCGCGCCCAGCGCTGACGCAGCGAACAATCTCGCCGCACAACTCGCGTGTGAGATTGCTGGACTGCAATGCTTCGGCGCGCTCGTCCAGAATACGGCGCAGTCATGTTCTGCGGTGTGCCCAAACTCGGGTGGAACATTGAGCGTCACGGTTCCCGCTGGTGCCGTGCTCGGACTTACGCTGGCTTCAGCGAATGCGCGGGCACTGGAGATCGCGTGCGCTCTGGCATTGCTCGCGTGCCCTGAGTTGCCACCGCTCGTTGGGAATATCGCTCAGACTTGTTCCCAAACCTGCAATGGTGAGACGATCACACAGACCGTCCCGGCTGGCGCTTTTGTGGGAATTGACGAAGCGGCGGCGAATCAGATTGCCGCTGCTTTTTGTGTGTTGTCATTGTCGCGCGCATGTCAGCGGGAGGAGTTCCCCGAGACACCGAACGTCGGGAACCAGCGGCAGGCGTGCTCAATTCCGTGCGAGAATGGGGGCACATTCACTTTCACTGTTGGCGCTGGGTCATTCAGAGCCGAGAATCTTGCAGCAGCGAATGCGGCGGCAATCTCCTACGCTTGTTCGCACGCATGGAATTCCCGGTTTTGCTTGAGCGACATTGGCGTGGCGGGCGTGTGCGTGAATGAGGTGTTTGCTGCTGTAGTCGGCACCACTGGCCCGGGAACGCCCACTGCGATTGGTGTGACATCTGGCGCGTTGCCCCCGGGTTTGAGCTTTTCTGGTGGGATGCTTAGTGGAATACCCACTACGGCTGGTAGCTACACGTTCACGATTTCCGCTGCCGACAGCAACGGCAACTCCGCTTCTCGTGCCTACACCATCACGGTTGCTGAAATCGTCACCAGCACATTACCCAACGCCGACACCAGTTCGCCTTACGCCCAAGCCATCGCCGTGAATGGCTTCACCAATCCCGTGTTCTCCATCGTGGGTGGAACATTGCCTCCCGGCATTGTGTTGAATCCGAACACGGGCGTGTTGAGCGGCACACCCACCTCAACGGGCACGTTCGATTTTGTACTCCAAGTGTCTGATAGCTGACGCGTGTGATAACGCTCTCACAAGTTTCAGCCGCCCGGAGATTTGATCGAGAATGGCGAATGACTTGCCAAATACACCCATGCTCAATCGTGGAGGTAAATCACTTTATCCAATCTCATTATTTGAAAAAGAGGCCGGCCATTGTTTTGTTGTGCCTTTTAATGTTGCATAACGGTCGCCCTGTTGGGTGCGTTGTGTACGCCGCCCCGCCGCGCGAGGTGGATAAACGGTATGGCGGCAAAACGTGGGAATTGGCGCGCCTGTATCTGCTTGATGAAATACCTCGAAATTCCGAAACATGGCTGATCGGCCAAAGCGTTCGCTACATCAGGGCGCACCACAGGGATGTTCAGTATTTGCTGAGCTACGCCGATCCGTCCGCTGGACATGCTGGGACGATTTACAAAGCTGCCAATTGGCGCGCCGATGGTTCCACGGATGATGATCGCAAAACGCCGCGATGTGATTACGTGGACACCAGAACAAATAAGAAATACGGTCGTAAGGGAAACATGCCAACCGATGCAATTGTGGCACGAGTCCCGCGTGTCTCTAAGTTTCGTTTCGTCTTGGCGCTATGAGCACCTGCACCAAAGAGCTTGAACTTGTCGTCGAAGGTGGCCTGCGCGTCTGGTACCCCCTTGAGGCCACGGGCGCTCAAGTAGATGTCCTGTCCGGCATCGTCGCCAGCGAATCCAATCCCGGCTCCAGCACATTTTCCGCACCTGCCGGAAAAGTGCTGAACGGTGCGCTCATCACGAAAGCCGCCTTCGATGTCAACGTTGGGTTCGACACCGGCATCATCGGCGCCCTGGCTTACGACGCCGCAGACGGATTCACCTTGTGCGGTTGGGCGCGGCGCGTTACTGGCAGCGCGAACCAAATCCTGTCCTGCTCGCTCGCCCTTTATGCTGATGCGGGTGGTGTGACGCTCAACGGCCTGCTGGATCTTTCGGATGGAGTCAACATCTGCCAAGTCGGCACCTCAGGAACGCCGTTCAGCATCTGCAACACGAACGTCGCGCACGTCGTTGGCCTGGGCACATTCTTTTTCTTTGTCGCATCGTATCGGCCTTCGGACGGCAAAGCCTTGTTTCAAATCGACAACGGCCCCGTGCAGACGAGCGCCTGCTCGGTCATCATCCCGTCATCACCGTTCGGGCGGTTTCGGCTTATTTACGGCGGCATAAACCCCGCAGGTGAGGGCCAGTTCGATGAGGTGGCGCTGTTTTATCCGATGCTCACGCAGCCGCAGATTGACTACATTTGGAATGGTGGACTCGGGCGCACGCCGCCGATTACGTTGCCGTGATTGGTGCGTTTCCGCCTTGATGTTTGGAAGAATTGGGCGCACACAGGGAGCGTGCGGATCAAGCTCAGCGATGTAATGGCGTCCCGCATTCCTCAGGTTTTGGGAATGTGTGCCACCAACGTCAACGGCGTCGCGAGTTACATCAATGAAGCGCAACAGCGCCTCATCAATGCCGGTTCTCAAACAGGATGGTGGAATGGGTGGGCACGCGTTGTGGTGAATGTATCTCGGGAGAATCCGTATTTTACATTGCCCCCCGATTTCGCTCGCGCCGCCGGCATTGATGTTTGCCGCACACCGATACGCATCCAAAATGATTGGTACGAAGTCCTTGTGGACGGAGTTGGTTTGCAAACTGAATGCGCGGGACGCAATGGATGCGGCGCGCTGGCCGCGTATGACCGTGGAAGCTTTTCTACGGCGGTGGATTTACCGTCCACAAACCAATATCTTCGCATTTACCCCACGTCAGCGGCGGATATTGGAAAGCGAATCTTGTTCAGTGGTGCTATGGATGCGAACAACGTTGGCATCTACAGCGCGGACGGCTTGAACAGTGTGGATGGTTTTTACCTGACACTGCAAAGCCCATTCACAACCAGCGCCTTTGTCGTGACGAGCTTCTCCGCGCTTTCCAAGGTTGTTACCAAGGGGGATGTCGTGCTGAAAGCGGTCGATGCAACTACCGGGGTTGAAACGTTTCTGTCACGCTACACGCCTCAGGAAACCAATCCTGCGTACCGCCGTTACTATTTGCATTCGTTGCCTTGCAATTGCTGCCACGATCCGGCACTTCCGCCCAGCACTGCACAATTGACGGCACTTTTGAAGTACGAGTATCGACCCGCAACTCAGCCAAGTGACTTCTTGCTCATCAGTAATATCCCGGCCCTTAAAGCTGAGTGCGAGAGCATCCGGTATGCTGAAATGGATGTCGCGAACGGCCAGCAGTTTTCCATCTTGAAGCACCGTGAGGCAATTAAACTGCTTTCTCAGGAGCTTGAGCACTACGAAGGTCCGCAGGACGTTGCCATCAACGTCCGCCCCACAGGTGTAATTGGCCTTCGCGAGTTGAGGGTTGGTTCAATGATGTAGCATGCCCACACTCACACAACCACGCTCAAAGTATGGCCTACCGCCGCTGCCTGCACTGCCTAATGCGGTGGGTGACTTGCGCCAGCGCGCCGTCTCGGACATCCAAGGTCTTGCGCCCACAGGATTACAGGCGATACCTGGCACGGCCACCAACTGGACGTTGGACAATCCCGGCCCCAATCCGGCACCGCTTAATCCGTGGCTGACAGATTCAAAGCCTTGGGCGCTCAGGCGTAATCCAAATCGTGGCACACCACCGACCGCAGGGGCGGCGACTCCAGTTGTCGCTCAGCAACCGTGGTTCAGTCAGCCATTTGACCAGAGTCTGAACAACCGCGAGTTGCCGTTCTGGATGCGCGGAATGCGGAGATAATTTATGGCCGTCAACTTTTCGGATCCAAAACAGAGCTTGGCCTACCTGCTTGATCCGAGCGTGCCGCTCCCGGAAACGGATGAGCGCGCTGCTACTGCTGCCGTCGCGATGGGTGGCATGACCGGCTCTCCTTTCGCCGCGAACAACCGACTCCGCTTGCGCGACAGCGAGCGTCTTGACCGCCTTCAGCTTGGCCAGCAGATGCTCCAACCGTATCTCGCCCGCGAGAGCAGCGAGCGCATCAGCAACAACCAGATTGCCGCACAGGCCGCGAGTGACGCAATGCAACAGGCCGGGCTGGATCGCCGACTTTCCGCCGAAGGCCAGCAACGACTGCAACTCGCGATTCTCAATGGCAACCAGCAGGAACAGGATCGCGTGCTCACCGAAGCTGGCCTTGACCGCCGACAGGCATCACAAATCGCGGCTGGTTTGCAGCAGTCCACGATGAACAATCAGAATGAGTTGCTGCGGACGCTGTTGCCCTACGCCATGAAAACCGAAAGTGGTGGAGGCACGTCCAGTGGCGGTCGCGTGGTCAGTGGTGCGCGCGGTGAAAACGACATCAGCACCGACTACACTGGCTACCTTACGCCCATGCGCCGCCCGGCCCCCGACGTGCCGCATTGGGGCAGTGCCAGCTACCGAATGGCGCACGGCGGCGATGGTGTTGGTGGTCAATTAGGCGGTGTGCTCGATAAAATTTTGGCACAGTATGGCCTTCGTTGATATGCCGCCATTGCTCCAGAATCAAGCATGCAGATTCCAGCAGGCAGATTGACGTGTGCAGTCGTTGCATTCGCTGAACCACTTGCTGCTGCGAACGGCTCGGTTGCGTCTCATTCATGTTCGTGGCCTTTCTTCTCGCCGGCGCAGAGCGCGGCGTTAGGACGCACCAGTTTTCGCCCCTTGTTATGCGCCCACACTTCGGTTGTGCTTCCGCTTCTGTGCGTGTAGGCCAGTCCGCGATATTTCAGTTGGCTCATATAGCTTCTGGCTGTTGATGGATTCAGGTATCCGAGAACAAAGTAGATGTCGTCACCTTCCTGATTCACGACGGCTTCGAGCGCGGTTTTCAGCCGTCGTGGAAGCGCCCTCACAAAACGCTGCACGCAAAGACGCTCCACTTCTCCGTTGCGGGAGTCGGTTGGCGTCACTAAGTTTTGCGTGTCGGCGGTAGTCATGGTTGGGCGTCTTGCGTGAGCTTTTCGTTAGGCATCAATCCCACTCAATGAAGAACCCTCCCCATCGTGTATAGAACCAGTGCCGAGTTGTTTTGCATTCAGGTCCGTTTAAGGTCATATCCACTTTTACCCTGACAATCTTCCACCAAGGAAGCTCTCCCGGCTTTGGACCGTGAGCGCAACCTTTCATCAGATCAAACATGTGATATTGCCGAGGCAGATGCCGAACAAGGCGCTGGACACGAACTGCGAGCAAGCCTCTCAGTTCGCAGACGCGCACTCCGATATTCACGATTTTGGTTTTCATGCTCGCAGTCGGTCCACTTGGTCGTTCCGTGTTGAAGAGTGTCACGCCGATGTTTCATCGTCAATCAAAATGTATTCGGGCTTGAATTCTGAGGAAGCAAGAGCAAGATGCGCAGCGTGGCTGTTCTTGAACAAGATTTGACCGACGAAGAACGCAAGCGTCTTGAGGAAGAAGCGTTGCTGGCAGAACTGTACGGCCAGCAAATTCAGGATGCGCCACCCGCACCCGCGATTCCCGTCGAGATGCCAGCCGAAACGCCGCCCGAGGTGTGGCGCGGCAGCCCTGCGTCAGAAATCGACCAGTTGAATGCTGAAGCACCCATACTTCAGTCCTACGCGACTTCAACCGATAACGCATTCACGGCAGAACAGAATCGCGAGAACCCAGCGTTACAAAAGCAACAGGCGTTGCTTGGCTTGCAGGCGCGGAGATTTGCTGGTGTTCAGAAATACCAACAGTTGATCAAGGATGGTGCCACACGCGAGGAGGCGCTGGCGCTTGCTGGGCCGGAAATGTACGCCAACGACGTGAAAGCGTTTGCCGCCGAGGTGCTTAGGCCACAGCGAATGATTCGTCCACCTGTGCAAAAGTTTGTGCCCGGCAAAGTGACCCCAGCTTTACGCGCCCAGGAACAGAACATCGGCGATAATTTGCGAGAGTTACGGCGGGCGCTGGCTCGCGGCGTTACTGGCAGTGGCCCACTGGCGACGCCATACACTGATGATGAGCGAGCCGCTCTCAAAGCCGAGATTCAGGGGCTGGAAAAGGCGCGTGTGGATTTGGTGTCTGGCCCGGAATCCAACCCAAACGTTGATCAGGTTGGATTTCAGCAGATGAAACCAGCATGGGACGCGGCGGGAGCGATTCCACGACCGGCAGCGCCAGCGGCATCTGCCACTGCACCGCAAGAGCCATCGCAAGTCACATCCAAAGCGCAATTCGACAACCTTCCATCAGGCGCGGTTTACATCGGCAAGGATGGGCGCAGGTACAGGAAGCCGTGAAGTCGATTAACCGTTGTTAGCCAGCACAAGCGCATCCACCATGCCGTCGAAGTTTTCACCCTTCATGTTACGATCATGGAGTTCGCGATATTGGCGCGGGTTTAGTCGGCGGAGTGCTTCGTATCTCGCGAAGCCGAGAGCCAGTTCGCCGGATAGTCGTTCGTGAATGTGCTGGCTAACCACCGCGTCGAGCGAACCGGACTGAGCCGGGTCACTTCGACGCTCGTTTGCAATGTTGGAGTCCACAGTATTCGGGCCGGTCGCTCACGCGGACGTTAGCGAGACCGCTCCTTTTCGAGCAGCACGACGTTTTTACCTTCGCAGAAGTCCTTCACTTTCGAGTCAGCTTCGGCGATGGTTCGGCCTTCGAGACACACGATGCTTTTACTGCGCGAGATGTTGACCTTGCCAGTGACGGGCGCTTTCCGTTTCTCGCAGTTCTCAATAAACAGGATGTGTTCGACTCGGCCTTTGCGATTGGTGTCGGTCCACATTGTTGGGGCTACTTCCGTCCACCGTTGTAGGATTATTGGTTTCATAAGTTTTACTCGCTAACAAGGCGCTGCAAGAAACGCCAGGGCGGAGTGCCTGAAGTCTGCGTTCATCATCCCTGCGCAACGGTGTCACGCAGATGTTTCATCGTCAATCAAAATGTATTCGGGCTTGAGTTGGGCCGCATTCGATGAAGAATGGCGATGTGGACGAGTATGGCGGCATTCCAATTGACGAGGAACCAGAGCGCGATCAATTTGGTGGAGTGGCAGTTTCTGAGGTTGCACCGCGCACAGATGTCGCAGAATCGCCATTACTCCCCACCCCCATTTACGCCGATGATTCCGGGATTCCCACCAACATGGACCCAGCACAGCGGCGTTCCCTTGAAACCGCGAGCAACTTGGCGGCGGCGATGGCTGAAGGCAGGCCAAAGCAGCGCGCGGCCAATTTCTTCACCGAGGTGGAGCGGCCAATTATTGCTCCCGAGACGTTACTGGCATCACCTGAACGCCGTGAAGAATTGTCACCCACGACGCGCGGTGTCACCACGGCATTGGCAGAAACCGCAGCCGGCCTGACATCGCCACAGAATCTCGCCTTGCTCGCGCTTGGCCCCACTGGCCGCATTGGCGCAAAGATTGCCGGTGGCTTGTTCGGCTACGAAATGGCCAGCGCGCAGCCGGAACTCGCTCGCGCCGCAGGTGAAGCATCAGTCACAGGCACAGAGGAGGAAAAAGCCGCAGCCAACACGCGACTGGCCATCAACACGATTCTCGGCGGACTCACGCTGGCTTCACCATTTCACGGCATCAAGCGACCCGCAATTAAGGAGCCGGTAATGGTTGCGTTGGAGAATGCCGAAGCCCGCGTGCCCGATGCGCTCAGCAAATCAAAGGCGGCACTGGAACAGACTGCCAAAGACCAACCCCAGCAACTGGAATCACCAATCGAGAAGGTGACGCCAGCCGAAAAGCCAATTGATACTCAAGTAGCACCTGCGGCAGCAAAAGATACTTTGCCGCCTGAAAGTATCACTGCACCACCCAGGCTCGTGCCGGTCGTGCGAACAGACGCGGGCCGCATCTTCGCGGGGGAACGCCACCCATTTGCCGTCAGCCACGCCTTGGAACAGATGAGGGCCGGTAAAATCAGCGCGGACGATCTCTCCACGATGCAGCAAGGTTTTTACGATCTTGAAAGCAAAAGGTTCCTGACGCGCGAAGAAGCAGCCAAAGCCCGGAAAGTCGGCACAATGGAGTTAACGAGCGAGCAGATACCCGCAGACGAGTTGAAGCAGAACCTCGCTGAGTTTACGGAACAGCAAAAGCCCAGCACTGTCGGCGTTGAGAATTTCGAGGTAAGCGTGCAAGCCCCTGCTGGTGAAGTGCCCGGTTACGTGCAAATCGTGGATCGTGCTGCGCCCGGCGAGAATGTGAAGTCGCCCACGGTCGAATCCCTCAAGGCAGCGGGCGTGGATGTCCCAGATTTCTCGAAGCTACCCACGGGTAAATACACATGGGCTGAAGCTGTCGAGAAAACGAAAGGAGGTGATCCACTTGCAGTACCAAAAGAAGTCCAGCAACAGGAGACACTGACACCTGAAGCCCCAGAACCAACCAAAGCTGTGGAGCCGGTCGGGGCTGAACCTATCCGCTTAACATTCGAGCAATTCAAGAACGCCCCACGAGAGGGAAAACTGTTACAGGAATTGCGTAAGTTGCCACGAGCACCAAAGACATCAGAGCAAGTGGCGGCTCAGGAAAGACTGGATGCCGCAAGTGCTGCCGTGGACAAGGCTGGACTGTCGTGGATTTATGACCGCGTTGAGCCATCCAAGCGCAGGATGGTTGAAGCGTCATTGCGCAGACTGCCAAAGACCAAGCAGAAAATAGTCAACGAATACGAATCAGCACTGAACGATCAGGTCAAAAGCTCAGGCTCTACAGATGCTGGACAGCGCCGCCTTTATGATCGTGCTGTAGAGGCCGGGATCATCACAGACCCAACCCGCGCACCCGCCTTCTTCGAGCGCGAAAGCGAAGTAGCTGGTCTTGGCCGGTCCTCGCTGCCGCCGTCAGTTGAAGTTGTTCGCCAACAGCGAGCAACTGAAACGAAGCAACGAGCGGCGGAAGCGGCAGCACAGTCTGGCTACGTTCCCGATACTCGCGGCGAGACCGTGAAGATGCGCAAGAGCGCGGAGCGCGCCACGGAATCGCCGCAAATTCCTGAGCCTGTTCAGGAGCGCATCGAAGCCGCGCCTGAAAGCCGATACACCCAGCAGTCGATGGCTCGTGTGGAGGATGCGGTCAAGACCATGACGGATGCGGAGCTTGGAGCGATGCCTGCCGACAGCAATCTCTTCGTCGCTTCCCGATTGGAGCAGGCAGATCGCCGGTTCCGTGCTGGCGACAACGATGGCGGCTACCAAATTTTCGCGGAGTTGGAAAAACAGGGCACGTCCTTCGGCCAGAATATCAATCAATTCAAGCGCCTCGCGGGCACACGGCCTGAATATGTCGCCACGGTTATTGACAAGAAGCTCACAGTGGCTGGAAAAGACCCGCTCACGCCAGACCAGCGGAATACCGCCATTGAAATCACGCGCAAATCCAAAGAGGCGGACGCAGCGCTGGACAAGGCGACAGATGCTTGGCAATCCAAGCCCACTGCTGAGAATGCCACCAAAGCCGAGACCGCGCTGGACAAGGCCAACGCCGAGGCGTTGGAGCTTCAGAAGTTCATCGCGAAGTTCGAGCCTAAGAATACATGGAGTGTCTTGAAGTCGCTGCTCCAAGGCAACCTTCTCACCCCCATGTCGCAGGAGGCCAACGTTTTCGGGAATACCACGTTTCTGCCGTTTGACGCTCAGGCACGAACAGCAGCGGCGGGACTGGACATCCTAGACTCCTTTATCCGCAATAAACCACGTGAAATCGAGGTGCAACCGCTCGCTGGCACGTTGGAGGCCATCAAGGGGGCGGGCAGGGGATTAGCGAAGGTTCCAAGCATTCTCATTGAGGGCAGCGGCAATGTGATTAAGGGAGAGGCGCGTGCTGGATTGCATCCAATTAAAGCATGGATAAACCAGTTCGCCAAGAACCCGGAGATGCCTACCACTGGCGGCAAAATCACCTTGATTGATCGCTTGAATCTAGCATTGGAGGGCACTTTTGGACTCCACGCTGAGCCGATGCTGCGCGGGTTGGCCGCTACCGATGCCATCTACAAGGAGGGGGCACGTGGGCGGATAACGGCTGAGCAGTTAAAGCTCAACAAAGTTCCAGAGGAGCAATGGGCGTTCGCTCAAAAGTTCCCGGAATTATTTCTGCCGAGAGAAGCACTGGAACTGATCAAACGCGATACGGATGCTGCGGTGTTTCAGGGCAAGAGCAAGCCACTGGATACCATAAATCGCCTGACGCGCAATAACGTGCTGACGGAAAAGCTGGGCGTGTCTCCTAACTTCCTCGATTTCGCGGTGGCCACGGTGGCTCCATACAAACTTACCCCGCTCAAAATTCTCAGCCGCGTTTTGTCGTACGACCCGATTGTGGCGTTCGCGAGAACAGTCATGGAGGCCAAAGTTGGCAATTCCCGAGAGGCTAAACTGTCAGCTGGCCGCATGGTGGTTGGAATGGCCATACAAGGGGCCGCGATCTGGCTTTACAATAAAGGTCTTATCGCTCCCTCAATGGATCGGCGCGACGAGGCGCAAAAGGCCCGCGTTCTGGCGGGGCAAGTCCTGCCTCCCAACCACATCAATATCAGCGGACTCACTCGCGCCCTCTCCGGTGGTGATCCGGCATTCAAGCCGGGCGACAGGACGGCGAACTTCTTCTATGCAGGAGGCTTGGCCGGGAGCCGCCTCTATTTGACGGCCAATGTTGGGCGTGATTTGGAACGCGGCCCAAAAAAAGAAGCGGAAGATTTATGGTTGAACGTAGCGAGAAATTCCACGCTGGAGCAGGCGCGATTCGCCCTGAATCAATCTTTCCTTTCCGGCGTGGAAGGACTGCTCACGGCAATCAAGGACGGCAATGCGGATAATTATCTGCGCCAGTGGGCCAACACTACGGCTTCCATCTTTTTACCCGGCACGCTCAATGTGCTGAGCCGCGCCACGCGTAAATATCAAGTGGACGTGAAGGCTGACGACTTCAAGGGCAAGATCGCCAACATCGTCAAAACAAAACTCGGCTTTGCTGGCTTGGACGATTACCTGCCGCTCAAGCGCGACTTCTGGGGCAAGCCCATGCTGGAAACCCCCGAGGGGCGTGACGCAATCTTCTACCACTTCTTCGACATCACGAAGAACAAACAGGTCACGAGCGATCCCGTGGAATTGGAATTGTACCGCCTCTGGCGCAAGACCTCGGACACGGCGGTTATTCCATCACTGCCACAGCGCACCGTCACGCTGGGAGGCAGCAGCTACGCACTCGACCCGAAACAGTACGAGCGATATGCAGAACTGGTGGGCGAGAACCGCAGGCAGATTGTGGACGCACTGGTCATCAACCCGAATTTCCACAAGCTGGATGATGAGGTGAAGATTAAGCTGCTGGAGAGAGTTTACCGGGATGGAATGGAGCGCGGGAAGGCGCTGTTTGGTCGTGAGTTTCAGGGACAGCTACAACCCAAGGCGGTGCGTGCCGGGTTCCGTTAATCACTGTTGGCCATCACTCGCGCACGGCTTCGTAGGTCGCATCAAAGATGTCACGCTTGCACGGGTAGATTTCACCCTTCACGCCGGTTATCAGCATGTCGGTGCGGCCCATCTTCATTGTGCCTTCGAGCGTAGGTATCAGATAGCAGTCATCATTCTCGTGAGTGATTGGCTGGCCTGCGTATTGGAACGACCACGGCATTCCGTTGACGATGTTCGCTCCGTTGTTGCGGCCATGTTCCACGAGTTCGTCGAACGTGATGGCTTCGATTGTCACTGGCTTCTTTCGGTATTTCATATTTGTGTTCCGTTCGACCGTGAGGCGGCGGGTCGCGGCAGTTTCCAGCGATTGGCTTCCCACAGTCGTCACACGTCTTGTCTTTCCGGCGCTTTGTTAGACATCAGCGCTCGTCCCCGCTTCCTCATGCTGAATACAATCCAAACAATCCACGTTGTTGCCCGTGGTGCTGATTGGCGTGTCACGCGTACACATCCTGCCGCACAGGCAGTAATCACTGTCGATGGGGTGCTCGAAATGAACAACGACGCGCTTTTGGTGCTGGAGGGATTCGGTTGTGGTGTTCATGTGTTTGCGGCTGTTTCGGATTCGACCCATTTGCCGATTGTGCGCAGGAAGGCTTCTTCACGTTGAGCGGCGGTGGCGCTGACACATTTCCGAACGACTTCCAAATCGAGATAGCAGGTCGGCCACGTCCTGTCATCGGCGTCTGTTTGCCCTGAAAGTAACTTCAAGTATCGAAACCATTGCTCATCAGTCAATCCAGTCTCTGCCTCGTGCATAGCATTCAGGTCGTTGAGCGGATTAAATGGAATGGTTTCGTTGTGCCATTTCCAAACGTAGTTATCCATTGAACTGTTTTTGATTACAAACGGGCACGCCTCCGCAATCGCAATTCGTTGTGCTTCAGCCGTCATGCATGCTTCCCGAATGCTCTCACCTTGTAGCGCCGTGTTCTGGCGTGCTTGGTTTTCCAGCCGTTCTTTTTGCGCTGGGCGGTGTAGGATTTCTTCTCGTGCTTGGGGCAGAATAGGTTGCTCGTGGGTGAGCGCTTGTTGGGGCATCGTCGGCACAAGCCCTTGGCGAGATTCCTCTGCTCGTACGCTCGTTGACGGGATATTTTTTTAGCCATACAGCACGGCTTTGATAATTGGGGAAGGCGATTTACACGGCTCTCCCGTCTCGGCATGAACCCACTTCACGCGACCCAACGAACTCAATTCCGCGCCAGCCTCCAGCAGCAACGTGATGTAAAGCTGCGCGGGTAAAGTCAAAACGCTCGTGCGTCCGAGCTTCTGTTCAGCAATGGCCTTGCGCACAAATGCGGTTGGGCCTTTACCATCAACACCATCATCCCGGTGGAACGGCGGGTTGACGTAGTTCGTTTTCCCCCACGGCAACACCAAGCTGTTGTAACCCTCGGGGCGCGGACACGGGCATGGATCGAAATCGAAATGATGTTCCGCATTCAGGCGATCATACAGGTCGGGTGGCGTCAGCCAATACTTGTCACGGGCAATTGCTTTGCTCTGTCTCTCCATCTGCTTGCGCGAAGATAAGCGTGACGCCCTCCCGCTGTCCAGATTAAACGCAGACTTGCGTGTCACGCGAAGATTGGCAGAATGCGGCGCGTGTTGCGTAGCCGACAATACTTGCCACCAAATGGTTGGACCTATTTCCAGCCGGAAACCAATTGGGAATTGCCGCCCAATCTTGGCTTCAATGAGGCGGTTGCGGCCATCATTCAGCATCGGCAGGCAAACCCGCGCTTCAATCTCGCCACGGATGTCGCGTCCGTGAGCCACGAGCTTGACGCTTGGACAGAAACTCGGCTCAGGCAAACGTACGGCGCCAAAGCCGACCAGTGGTTGTCGGGACCGCCTGCGGCACCACCTCAAAATTTTCTATGGCAGCCCCTGCGCCAGCGCGGTCAGGCGGCTGCTGTGGTAGGAAATAGCGCTAAGAAAACCGTGTCCAGCGTTGGCACCATTATGAGTTGGTTGGGTTCCGGTCTGAAGCCGGTTGATCAACCAACCGCCACGGCCCGCGCGTTGATTTGTTCCACGTGTGAAAAGAACGTGCGCTCCGAAGGTATTCGCAAAGCCATCGCAACAATTGGCGACACGCTTCACGCCATCGCCTCGGCCAAATCGGATTTGAAGCTGGCCACGCCATACGATGACAAACTTGAAAGCTGCGAGGCGTGCGGATGTGTGAACGCCACGAAGGTCTGGGTGCCCGCTGAGCACATCAAAAAAGGAATGACACCAGAAGTGGAATCCGCGCTCTCGGTGCAATGCTGGATTCGGCCTCTGCTAAAATAAGCGTGACATCACCCAGCGCCGCCGTTAGGGTGGAGCAAATTATGACAACTGGCTATGTCTGACGCAATTTTGGTGGCCATTATCGCAGGTGGATTCAACATCGTGGCCGTAGTCCTGGGGCGCCTACTGAGCAGGCATGAGCACAAGAAGACCGCAGCGGCTGTTTTGGAAATCAAGGGGCTTCTGAATGGCCACAACCCAACTGCCGATAAACAGCTATGAAACTCAACCCCAGCCACGCACCCGCGCAGGGTGTGAATGAGAGGTTGCTGATAGCGTGTAAAGCTTTGTTGTTGAAGGAATGCAAGCAGGTGGATTTTGATGACTTCGTAAAGCAGTTTGGATTCTCACAAGAGCACGCCACCAACAATGCACTTGAGGCCATCGCTGCCGTTAGGGTGGGCACATGAAAATTATCAGGCACGGCACGCCTCAGCCGGTTCTGGAGGACATGATAACGGAGCGCCCAAGGTGTAGCTGCGTGTTCACGTTCACGTCGCGTGAATCAAAACGGCTTACAAACAATGGCGGCGGCAGTGTGTATTTTGCTAAATGTCCCGAGTGCGACTGCAATGCTTGCACATTTGACACCGGGTACACCACCAAGAGCGAAAAAGACATCCAAGCGAACCTGTCTCTGGCAGCGAGGCAGGCGTTTTTAAGGTCGTTAATTTCATCCCAACCTCCACAGGAACACCATGACCACACCCATTGAACCACAACCGCCCGAGTGGGCGATACAGGCAGCGAAAGAGATCGCGGCGCACATCCTCCCACAGCTAACAGCGTCAGTTGCAGGGGTGATCGCTCGTGATTGTGTTTTGTTTGCGGGGCTAATTCACCGCCACGCACCCGCGCAGGGTGTGAATGAGAGGTTGCTGAAGGCGTTGAAAGGAATGTCCGAGTTGTGCGACAATTACTTTGAACCATCAGACTTCGTTTGCGCTCGCGACAGAGAGATTTGGCAGGACCATTTGGAAGCCATCGCTGCCGCCGAATCCGCGCCAGCACACCCATCCCTTGAGCGCGACGCGATTGAGGCGTTGCGAGAGTTGGTTAAAGTGGTTTGCGAAAGCGAACAATACGCCACGCCCGGCGATTGTGATGCAGCTAACGCCGTTCTCGCTCGCTACGACGCAGAGCGCAAACCAGAATGAAATCCAACGCTGAGCGATGAGTGCCACTCTGCCAACGTCCGAATTGCCGAGCGCGTCGCGGGGCACTCATTCGATCCAGCGCGTGGTTAGCCGCCGGTCATTCGAGGATTGGATCGGTGGACCGCCATACGAGCGCGACCTCTGCCGATGGCCGATGGACGAAACGAAGCACGCATGGCCAGGACAATACAAAGACATCGCCGTTCAACTCGCATGGGAAGCGTGGTGCGAGGCGGCTAACAAAAAGCTCACAGGCGGCTCAGCGAAAACCAAAGACGTATGAAGACACCAAAGACCAAGCGAAACAGAACGGCCCCGAGCCGTTCTGTGCAGCGACTGGTTCGGGCGCAACCGATGGAGGTCGAATGCAGCACTTGTGAGGGATACGGAGAGCTTTACCTACTCAGTACGCTGCAACCAATCAAATGCGGTCGCTGCGGCGGAAATGGAACAGTTTCTGTGCGCCCGAACGACCCAAGCTCAGCGACCCGGCCCACATGAACGCTACGATTGCAACCGAGACGCGATGGCCGGGTTCGCTGCAGCGCATGGTTAGGTGTCCGGGGTGCGGCTCTGAAATCCCGTGGACACCTGCGCCGACACAGCGAGACGACGAGGACTCGCTCGGCCCGTTCGTGAAAATTCCTGAGTGGCTGAAAGACCCAGCCCGCCTGTCACCACCGGATGCGGAAGGAAAAACGTGGCTGCTCGTAAAACGCCCGGCTGACAAACCGCCGTCACACTGGCCGGCTGAACTCGGATGCGCCAAATGTCGGGCGGAAGGCGAACACGCTGCTGAAATGTGGAATGCACTCATGGGCAGGACACCTAACGACCAAGCTCTGCGACCTGCGCGATGAACTCTAAACGTCCAATTGCTCCACGCCGCCGCGCTGCCCAGCGAACCGCAGGTTCGCAGCAGCGCGTGGTTAGGAGGCGTCATGGAGCGTCCCGAATGTGCTCCAACTGTGAATGTGGCCGAGAACTACGAGCCGACCGGGGAGTAATCTGCGGTAGGTGCGGATGCCTCAAATGTGCATTCTGCGCCCCGAAGCGAGAGGACGGTCGGCGGGTGTGTGGTGGATGCTTTACGCCTCCTAACAGTGATTATGCGACTGGCCAGTCGCATAACGTGATACGCGAACCGGGAAAGTAACATCCCAGAATGAAATCCACCCCAATCGCCGTTCGTCAGTGTGACCACGCGCTGTTCGAGCGCTGTTACGACCATCCGCACCCGTTATTGTGCATGGCCCGCGTGGAGTGGGCGCCCTACAGTTGGTGGTTCGGTGGCCGTCTCGTGCGGACGGGCGAGCATTGGGTGCCGGACTGCGGCTCGGAATACGAGTGGGTGAACCGGAAGCTGGTCGAGGAGGGGTGCAGGGAGTTGGCGAGGAGGGAGAAGGCGGCGTGAAAAGCATTCGCCAAGTTCATGACAATCAGGAACTCGCTCTGACGGCTAATGGCTACTCCATCCATCAATTCGCACCCGGTAAATACTGGCTGGAGCACCCCGAGGGGGAGGGCATGGAAACCAGCGAGGAAAAGGTTGCAGCGATGTTAAAGGAGTTCTTCGACCGGGAGTTCTGAGAAAGTTCTTGCATCATCCCCCGGGTCCGTGATTCCCTTCCGCCGTAATGCAGAACAAACAATTTAACCATCCCGGCTGCATTACAACTTTTGGGATGGTTGAGCGCGGGCGGCTCAGCGATGGGTCGCCTGTTCTTTTTATGAGCGGCGGCGTGGAAGGACACGCAATCGAACATTGCTCCGAGATACCTGAAAAAACGGAGATGGTGAACAGGTTAAAGGATGGCGAAAGCCAAGCCTTTCCCCAAATTGGTGGAACCCACGCGCTGACACCTCGCGTCCACATGAGAAATTCAGCGTCGTTATGCGAGACGCTGTTGAGGATCGTCGGGGTAGCTCCCGGCCCGCTCACCAATTTTTACGCGCTGGCATGCCGGCATGCACCGGCTTGGAGGCGTAGTGGTGGATCTGGGGAAGGACACTGCTGCCACCTCGACGCTCAGCGAACCAATCGCCCAAACACGCGGGGCTGTGGCAGCAAGCGTGAATACCAGCGGGAGCGAGACGGGTTATCCGTACGTGGGAAAAGCGTCATCCCAAACCAAGACGCCGTTTGCCGGTGGGCCGGAAGTGCTTGCAACACCTCAACTGTGCCGCCCGTTAAAACCGGATATGGAACCGCTGGAGATAACGCCCAAGTGCCACAGCCCATTTATTTCATGCCCGCATTGAAGTGCGGTTCCGCCGCTGACCGTAACCAGCCGCGATCCATAGCGGGGCGGGTATGAAAGCTGGAGCGGTAATTCCATCGTCCAAAACCTGCAAGTGCTGTAACCTACTGTTGCCAATCGCTCAATTCGACAAGAAACCCAGCAATCGAGATGGCTTTAGGCATAAATGCCGCTCATGTGCGTATCCAGAAAAGGCTGTTTCCAACAAGCGATGGGTGGATCTTAATCGCCCGAAGCTGAATGCCTACAATGCTGCGTGGCAGCGCCGTAAAACCCTGGAACGGATTGCGGCCAGACCAAAACCGCCCACATGCCACTGTGGCAATTGCGTAGATTTCCGATGGTTTGGGCAGGCATGGCTCTGCATTCCATGTTCGAAGGCACAGATACGACAACGGGAGCGCGCCCGGAACCGGCAGAAGTCTATTCGCAACAAATCCGCGCGCTTACTGAAGCGTTATGGGCCTGAAATGGCTTCCGCTTTCGATTTTCTGGCAGCGGAAGGATTGTGGCCCATCAGGCACTGGCAAATTGTTCGAAGGGCGCTACCGTCACATCTTCGAAGCATACCCGACAGCGCTGTTTACCGCATAGAGGCCATGAACCGGCTTTCGAAGCGCCCGCTGTGGTCGGTTGGATGGAAGTGCCGATGTGGGATAGAGCACAGTGACCACCGCTTTTTCGACCTCGATCACGTAATACCAAAAGTCAGGTCCGGTTCGAACAATATTTCAAATCTTCAAATCCTGTGCCCGAACTGTCACAGGCTCAAAACCATATCCGATCTACTGGAGCGCACAACAATCCAGAAGCAGTTAGCCCCCCCTGCACAGGACCACTGGCAGGCGGGCACTGTAACAACAATCGACGCGGGGGCAGAATCGAATACGCCCCCGACCGCCAGCGCAACAAGTCTCAGCCAGCTTTAACCCAACCGCCTGACCGTGGGTTTAACGCGCATACGGCTGCTGAGACGGCCCAAACGGGGGAGTGCCATGCACAGTTACGAACGAAAGTACGTTGCATGGTTCTGATGACACTTCTGAAAAGTTGCACAAGCCAGATGTGATGAAAATGCCGCCAATTACACGTGGACGGCTTAACCTGTCGCGGCCCCACACCGGCACACCGCGGGGACGGGTCAGGCGAGGAACAGATACCTTGTTCGCACAATATCTATTATGTTCACATACCGTCGTAAGTGACTGCAATTACTCACTCGGCTCAAAGCTCTGTACTGTGCCTGACTTGGGTTTGGTGGGACGATGTGAGCCAGGGAGTGGCCTACCTGCGAGAATACGCTCGATCTCGGCGAGGTTGCGAATGCTGTCAGTTATGGCCTTAATCGCTCTAGGATCGTCTGTGGCGAGCAATTGAGCGTCAAGTGTCTCAATCTGTTCCCGCGTACGGGCAAGCCTTTGTAAACGATACTCACTATCGGGCACGCTCGCATGACCAGTCGCCAGTTCGATGGCCTTTCCCAGCAATGGTTTGACCAGTTCAAGGTCAGCTTTCGCTTGTGCAATCGCTTGTTCCTGCTCTGCCTTGCGCCTGATTCTCGCTTGAACGGCTTTTCTGGCGTTCTCAGCAGCGTTCGCTGCGGTAAAAGCATGTGGAAGCGAGGCCCGAGCGGGCTTTTGTTGGGTTTCTGCGAGGACTTCCATGCCTCACTTCTCGTTGAGAGCGGGGAGAGAGTCAAGGCAATTGCTCAACCCCACTGCTCAGCCATTGCCTTGGCAATGCCGGGCAGCGTGCGGCTGCGTTCTTTCCAGCGGTCCGGGCTGGGTGAAGCGCGATGAACGGCGGACCACGCCTTATGCTCTGGCGTGCCTTTTTTTGGCGGCACGAGACGGTTCGTGGCTCGCAGTAATGGGATGCCACCACGCACCCACAAACACGTTGCCTTGAAGAATGGTTCACCGAAGCACCACGGCTGAACGGTTTGATCCTGCTCACGATCAATCAGCTTTTTGGCGTGAACATGCATGATGGAGTTTTCCGCGTAGCCGGGCCGCGTATCACGCAAGGTGAGATTGAATATCTCGGCAGCGTAGGTTAGTTCCGCCCATCGCGGTTCATTCCGCACGCGTTTCTCAAACAACATGGAGCACCCAAGCACCTCGGCTCGCACGCGTTCGCCTTTATAGAGCCAGCGCACGCCAGAATTGGCCATTACCCGGCATTCGTAATGGTAGCCAACAAAGTCCCATGATTCCTGCACGACCGCGCGAAAGTCAGCTTGAATGTGATTTCCGGGCCTTTCGCTTGGCAGTAAATCACAACTCCACGCATCATGCCCACGCGCAGCAAATGCGTCCCGCACCACACCCGAGAATTCGCAGGCAATCAGGACGCGCATAGCTGAATGCGCCACGCAATGCCCGTGACGGCGGTGTAATAGGCCAGCTTCATGTCTTCATTGTCGCGCCCGTCAAATTTCATAGCATCCGCCTGTGAGGTGACTGGCACAATCTCCGCGCGCTCACTCAATCCAGCCCAAAGATTCAATTGCGGCGCATGAAGGCACCAGCGGATTGACGTCATCGCCTTCCATCGCGCCTTGCGATCCGAATGTTGTGAAATGGCTGTGGCAATCATGGCCTTGAGTTGCGCCAGTTGCCCCGTTGGGGGTTCGATTGTTTTCTGCATGACGTTGTGACTATCAGCCAAATCCAAACCGCCGACCAGATGGCAAAACTACGTATCGCACCCTTGCGCGATTTTGCCGGCTTCACGCCAGCCCGAAGGCGTGGTTTACTTGGAGTGTCATGCAGATTCAATATTACGCGCTCGTGTATCAGGCCGGCATCGCGAACGTATTCAAATGCCGGATTCACCCCAAACAAACCAACGCCGATTCATCCGCTCGCCAGCGGGTCTTGCAAGGCGACTTCCGACAGTGCGGGAACTTTTGCCTCGGACTCCATGAAATGGGCGCAAGAGTAATTCCAGCTTGGTGCAATCAGGCTGGTGATATTTCCGCCTTGTTGTGGCATTTCACTGACTTCAATCAGGCACCGTTCAGTGACTCGTTCATCCGTTGCTTCGGCATTGCTGAAATGGAGCGTGCAACGTGAGGATCATCGGCTACACCTACGAGGCAGACTGCTATTGCGTCCCTTGCGCGCAAAAGCGTAATTCGACCATCGGTTTTTCCGTGCCGTTGGCAGACATGGAACGCGCGGGTGGATTGGCCAAAGACGCACATGGGCTGGCGCTGGCGGCACAAGACCGTGAAGGCAACCCCATTCACCCCATGTTCTCAACGGACGAACAGCTTGAGCCGCAATTTTGCGGCGCTTGCCGCGAAAGGATTGAATGAAAACCATTTACGAGATCAAGTTGCAGAAAGCCAGAATTGACACGGAGCGTATTCGGAGCGGTCTTGAGCCGATTTATGGCTCGTCCGAAAAGGAACTGAATGCAAAGCAGGCTAAAGTGCATCGGGAGCACAATGCAAAGCACCCCAAGGCCACATCATGATTTCCCCGCGCCCGAGCGTAGAAACGGCGTCCAGCCCAGACTGCATGACAACTTGGACGCGGGGATTCTCCCGGAGAATCGAGTCAGCCCATGAATACCGAAACGCATCTGATTGAGGCCAGGCGCAAGCACAAAGCCTGCAATGTGTTTCCAGCCTTCACGCCACAGGTGCGAGAATCCTGCTGCGCGGACAATGGAGGCATCTGGAGCAACAGAATAAGGGGCGGGTGCGCCGAGAATCGAAGCACAGATCAAAGGCTGTCGGGTGTCGGAAAGCCCACCGGGAGAATTATTTTCTTGCGCCCATGCGGGGTCGTGCAACATCTCCCGTTGGCCTTGATAACTGAAATGCTAACGACCGTTGATTTCCATCACAATGGCAAGCAATTGATCTGGCCGCAGTACGGAGCGCCAGCCGCATGTGACGGGACAGTCCAAGGACTCGTGCGAGTCCCAACGTGGGCGCAATTCCACATCGCAATTAGGACAGCATGGCACCCATTTATTGAGCGTGCGCGGCCCGCAACGAAAGTCGATTCCTTCAATCGTGCGCACCGTCTCCGGCTTCTCCTTTTTCCTTCGCCATGAAAGAACACCGAAGTATGCGGCTGTTAAGAGAAGCCACGAAAATAATAGTGCTGTGTTGGTTTTTCCAAGAGTACTTTCGGCGCGATCAAATAGAGCATCCCCAAAGCGTTTTGCAGGTAGCGTGGCTGAGCCTGCAAACATTATTGTCACTACTTCCAGCCACCGCCTGCATAGCCACGCTTGGAGCCTTGCTGCAAACGATTGTGGAACGTCACTCATCCCGGCGTAGCGACATGGATGAGCCACCCCTTAAGGAGACCGCCAATATTCCCAAACAGCCCACAACGCTTGCAGCGCGAGCCACGCCACAAAACCCAGCATCCAAATCCCGATGAGCATACCGAGAACGGGTGCTCCCCTTTCCTGTAGTTCGTCTAAATCCTTGTGGCCATTGCGTGTGAACGGCAGCACGAGAAATCCCAAGGCCAAGCAGATCCAAAACATCAGCGGAATCTCCGGTTGAGTTCACGCAGTCCACGGTCAATGGAGTCAAGCTGGTTGTCCTGAATGTACCATCGTTGCATAAAGGCGTCGTCGGCAGCTTTTTGGGTGCGCGCCATTTACCGCGAATGGACTTTAGCATTGATGGCACCCGCGCCTGAAGCTAAAAGGAAGCAGCATCCAATGGATGCCTTCCGGCCAGCGGGTTGCCTGCAAAGCAATTATTACCCGCTGGCCGGTGCTTTTTCTGTCCTCGCGCCGCACGTGTTCGGCCCATCACGCCGCGCTCTCCGCCCTCCTGAACATAACGGCGTCCAGCATAATGGCCGTCCACCCGGCGTCAATGCCTATTCTGGACACAAACATCAGCGTGACATTTTAAATTATGGACATACCGCGACACATGATGAACAATGCCGGGGATGAAGAGCATAAATTTGCAGGTGGACCGCCGCATCGCGGAAAGGATGCTGGCCACGCTGGAGGGCGAGCGCGCACCGCTGGCTGCTCAGTTGCGGGAGTTGGACGGGCAGATTGCCGCGATACGCACGCAGCTTAATGAGTCGCGCGATGAGAGCCGGGGGCGCAAGAAGGGGAACAATGAAGAAAGGATCATCTCGCTTCTGCGCTCCCACCCGGAAGGGTGCACGCTGCGGGAGATTTCCGACGCGACCCATATCGGGCGTAGCTCCGTGCATTTGGCGACCAAGCGCAACGGGATGCGGTTCCGAACGGAAGGCGGCAAAGTATTTTTGAAGGAATGAAACTCGATTTAGCAGGGCTGGACGGGGACAACGGACGCTCATTTGCGATTCGCGTCTCACACGGGACTTACCTGTCCAGCCCTGCAACAACGCCGGGATAGTTCAATTGGATAGAACACGCGCCTACTAAGCATGAGATTCGGGTCCAAATCCCGATCCCGGCACTAACAACAAAGAACAAGCTCCGAGAGCGCGTCAACGCTCGCGGAGCGCAACCAACACGGGTTGAGCCGTGTGAGCCGCATACCTTACAGTACGGCATCACGCTACTTTTTCCCGAATGGAAAGGCAAGCTTGCGATGCAAATGCGGTTCAGAAGCGTTCCAGAAATTCGGCACGTATTTCCGGGACGGAAACAGGATTCAACGGCTCAAATGCAAAGTGTGCGACACAGTTCTGTCGGATACTTCGCTGCGCCCGCTAGGCAACCTGCGTGTGCCCATAGAACAAGCCGCCCTTGTCACCGGGTTGTTGGTGGAAGGAATGACGGTGAGAGGCGCTTCCCGGCTGACCGGGCTTGGCTCGTTCTCCCTGCCCTTACGTATTTCACCCCCATTGCTGAAACAGATCGAAATGAGTTAATTTCAACGCAGTAAACAAACGCGGGCGCCACGCGCTAAACGGCAAATTGAAACATGAAAACAGAAACCACCAATTACGAACAACAAGCCCAAGCCTTCCTTGACCGCTTCGGGATCAAGTTCCGCTGCACACTCAGCGACAGCAAGGTTGCGCCGTGGGGTGACGAGAGCAAAGGCCAGCGGCATCATTACCGCGTCACGTTGAGCAAGGACGAACAGACTGAAGCGGTGTACGCTAACTTTCTTGGCCGTCATCAGCGCAAGCCAGCACGCATAACCTTCGATTTCTTCGGCTCCATCACTAACGCGGAGAAACTGGCGGAGTTCAAGCGAACCACTCCGCCAGCGTTTTATCCGGCGGGACAGCCCGAAAAGATGCCGGGACATCCAACCGTTTACGACGTGCTCGTCTGCATCTCTGGCGACACCTATTGCGCTGAGACTTTTGCCGATTGGTGCTCAGAGTTTGGCGAGAGCGAAGACTCGATCAATGCGCTGCAAACCTTCCGGCGATGCTCGGCGTTCAGCAAGCGGCTCAATCAGTTTTTCACGGCTGAGGAAATCGAAGCGTTGAGGGAAATTCAATGAGCACTGGTGGATTGTTTCTTCCCCGTCTATTGGCAGGGCAACCGCTGCCTTGAACATCTCGAATGGCCGGAAGGCTTTGCAGAATTCGATCCCGGATTATGATTATCGACACCGAAACCCGCGCTCTCATGTTTGAGGCTTCAGCCAAACTCTCCAAGCAACCCCGCGTTGCCGCGATGTACAATGAAACCGCTGCCGTGCTCCGCGCGCAGGCCGCGGCCTACAACGATCTCTTTGCCGCCGCTGAGCTTGCCGTGCAGGAGGGGGATTTGACCGCTCTGCGCGCCCATGTGCGCCTGATTGTGAATGCCAGGAACAAGGCCCGGCCAGAAGCAAGTGGGGCGGCATGACCATCGAACATATCACTCTCGTGCTCCTCATCATCCCCGCCGTGCTTCTGGGCGTGCTGGTGATTGTGTGCGGGTTGAAAGGGCCGAAGTGAGCTTATGACCGCGCTGCAACTTAAACCCTTACTAGCTCACGCTCCCGGCTCAGCTTCTTCTGCTCGCGGGCGAGGTCGGTGAACCATTGGAGGGAAGTGGACTGCGATGACTCGTTGGCGAGCTTGGAGATTTGGAAGCCACGGCGGCGGGCCATCTCGACCACGATTGCCACAGCGTCCATGAGATCGGGGGAGCGTCCGAGGCGCACTTTCATTTCACTTTTTGTCTCAACACTGCGCCGATCATTCTTCTCCTGCCGCCACTCCCTCATGCAGCCCTCATCCATCGTGTCGGGTGTTAATCCGCGCACCTGGCCGGCTTCAATGGCGAACCGCACGCTGAACCACAATTCAGCGATCCGGTGCGTATAAAATTCATCACACAACACTAAGCGCCGTTGATTGGTTGCGCGATCCAGGATGAAATGATCCAGCGACACGGGCCGTTTGCTGGGAACCCCGCCGAATTCAATCGGGTTGCACTCCGCAGACCAAGCGCGCGCCAGCGCGGTACCGAGTGAACCTTTGCCGGTTGAATCGTGTGCGAAATTGCGCGGCGGAATCCCCAAGCCTTCACATTCCCGCTTCACAAAGGCTGCTATTTGGTCTTCCGGTTCGAGTGGCGAGCGCGGCGAGACAGGCACAAGCGCAGGCGGTGAAAGGAGCAAACGGATTTTGCCGTCCACGGCTTTCCCAAACTCGGCAGCGATAAACACAGTGCGATCACCCCCATACGCTGCATCAAGCCCAGCGATCTTAATCCGCTCGCTTCCTTCCCAATCACAATGCGGTAAGAGTGCGTCGTTGTCTTCACATAACCGCCGCGTGAGAATGCGGCGCGATAGCGTGGCGATCTTCATTGCGCCCACTGACTGCGAATAAAATTCGTAACTGTCGCGGCCAAAAAACGCCGCCGTCTCATCAATCTTGCGCTTGTGGATTAGGTACGGGAAACGGGGTTTCTTGTCTTCTGGGAAGTCGTTATTTGGCGAATCCGTCCCAAGCAAATTTATGCACTTGCCATCCATGAAGCGTGTATCCCACACCTCGGTGCGTTCCGGCTCCATGTGACCATCCCATCCGTCTTTCGGTTCGGCGGCGCGCCCCAAGCAGTCTAGCGGATCGTTCGGGTTTCCGATCAGGATCGCTTTGAAATCGGGATTCTTGGAAAGATTAGACAGGCCAGCCAAAAACGAACCTCCCATTTGTGCGAGTTCATCTCCAATCAGCCGAACGCGCTTTTGCTTAATCCCCAGAAATTTCCCGATGCCCACAAATTTGCCGCCCTGGATCGTCGGTATCCCGATAATCGCCGAACGAAAATCGCGCGCCGTGCGGTCGTTCAGTTCGCCCTCAGCGTCCAGCACGCTCTCCTCTGTGATTGCCAGCTTGGAATCAATCATATGGCCTGGCAATTCCGGGAAACGCTCAACGGCCCGCTCCCATAAGGAGGCGATTTCACCCCACACCCGCAGCCGCAACCCGCGCATGTCCGTGGAAGACACCAGAACGCAAGTGTCCTTCGGAAAGCACATCCAATCACACAACGCCCACCAAGCTGCTTCATGAGTTTTAGCGACACTCGCCGGCCCCATCAGGCAGACAATAGGGCAAGCGCAGATCGTATCCCGGCACAGCTTGTGCCAGCGCTGCCCGTTGTTTTCGTCGTCCAATTCCGGCCAGATGATTTGTCTCATCCGGTGAAAATGCTGACTCAATCCCGCCCCAACAACGGCACCCGTTTTCTTGGTGTGCAAGCCTCCATGCTGGATGAACCACATCTCGCGATTGAGTTGCGTAGTGCCAGCAGGCCAGTTCAGATCGTACAGGTCAGCAACCATTAAGCCTCAACATCACAGAGCGCAGTTCTTCTGTCACTCTTTCCGTGTCCTCCATGATTCTCTTGTTAGTAAACCGCATCACGATCCAGCCGATGCGCGTCAGAAATTCTGTTTTCTTCACGTCTTGTTCGCGTCGCTCCATCAGCTTGTGAGAGTTCCCGTCCGCTTCAATGGCGAGCCTGATACCCGGGAACCCCAAATCCACCTTGTAGCACGTCGGATAACCGCTCCCTGCTTTCATACCAGTGCGGATCGGGTAATTGTTCTTCGCTTTTGGAAATGCGTTCAGCAGTAATTGCTCAGCGGCTGTAGGGCCAGTGCCATTGCCCCCGCGTATGGATGGCTTGTGCCCAATCTCTTTTAGGATTCTACTCATGTTCGCCCGGCGTTGCTCTTTCTGAGCCGGAGTGAGAGAATTCATGTAGCGATCCATTGCCTCACTTTGGGCGCGGCGCATAACTGCGTAACGCTCCGGGTCTTTGCGGAAAGTTTCCTTGCGCCCTGCTGCGATTTTTATCCCGCGCTCCGCCGTATAAAACCGTGCGCGGCCTTCCGGGGTTGTTGTCACCCACAGTCCATTACACCGCGCGCTGCAAAACACTCTGTTCTTGGTGGGGGTTTTGCACAACTTGCAATGGTTCATTCGGCAATCATAAAATGTAGCTGGTGAGCGTCAATCCTTTACGTCATTCCGCGCAATCCCTAGCTTCACGCAATGGCAAGTTCGGTTCGCATGTCTTTTGGCATGATGGATTTTTCGGGGGGCGTCGACTCTGGGCGCGTGCCACTCATCGCCTCCGCCGCCAACCCCAACGGCCTGAAGCCGAATTCGTGTGCGTGGGCCAACAATTGCAGCTTCAGAGAGGGCGGCATTGAGCCACGCCCCGGCCTCGAATACATCACCACCCTTCCCATTGTTGGCCTTTACCAGATCGGTTGGATGTATGAGCCGCACGTGGCAGAGTTCCCGTACATCGTAACGCAAATCGCGGGGCGCACGTTCAAAACGGTCGTGGACGTGAGTCCGGCTGTCACTACAGAGATTACCATTCCGGGCGATCCGAATCCGGCAACTATTGACCAAGGATGGGCGGTGCAAGGTGAGGAGTTCCTTGTTATCCAGGACGGTGTTTCCCTCCCGCTTTTTTGGGACGGCGACACCATGCGCCGCAGTCTCGGCCCATCGCGGGTAATTGGCGTCGTGGGTGCCAACTTCGTGGTTCCAGCCGTTGGTGCCACCGTGCTGGTCACCCTTACCGCACCGTTTTCAGGACAGGCTGGTGACACCATTTACATCAACGGAAAAACGTACTCCGTGGGCAGTGCGGGCGATTTTGTCACCCTCATGGCCACCGGGCCATTGTTTCCCGGCAGCACCGTTCCACCTGGTGCCGTGGTGCAGGAGGGGCAGACGTACACGATCCCATTGCCGGGGGGTGCCACTACCATCGTCGACCAATCCTTTGTCATCCCCGCCTCGGGGGGTTCCGTTACGGTGCCGGTACGCAGCGCGTGGACGGGGCCGGTGCCATCGCAGGCCATTGTTGCTGGCAGCGCGGGCTTAACGGGAGCCTTTTGGGATCTGACCGCCGTGGGACTGCCGCCAGCTGGAGCCAACCAAGTGTACCTGATCAATCTCACCGACACCCCCGGCAACAACGTGGTCGCAGGCGCGAACCTGGAAACCGCGGCAGAATTACCCCCCGCGCAGGCAATGGACTACTACATGGGGCGCATCTGGCTCGCCAATGGCCGGCAATACCTGGCCGGTGACATCGTGGGCGGCCCATCGGGCAGTGCAGCCTACGGCTACCGCGATTCCATCCTCAAAATGACGGAGAACGCCTTCACCGTCTCTGGTGGGGCTTTCACGGTTCCCTCCAACGCCGGAAACATTCGCGCCCTGAAGCACCCGGCCAACCTTGATACCGCGCTGGGAGAAGGCCAGTTGATGCCCTTCACCCGCCGCAACATCTACAGCACGAACGTGGTGCCGGAACGAGCCGCGTGGGCAACGCTCAGTGAACCAATCCAGCGCGTGGCGCAGATTAATTTCGGCACCATGTCAGATCGTTCCGTGGTCACCGTCAACGCCGACATGTATTACCGCAGTCCGGACGGTGCCCGCTCGTTCTCGCAGGCGCTGCGGTATTACAACAGCGGGCCAGGCAACGTGCCAATTTCGCACGAGATGGAGCGGCTATTCCCGCTGGATGACAAGGCGTTGCTCCGCTTCTGCTCCGGGATTGAGTTCGACAACCGGCTGCTCATGACCGCACTGCCCTACCAGACGCCCGCAGGCGTCGCCCACAAGGCCGTGGCGAGCTTGAACTTTGATTTGCTCAACTCGATTAACGAGAAGCTGCCGCCCGCGTGGGAGGGCGCGTGGGAGGGGCTGAACGTGCTGCAATTGCTCAAGGGCGACTTCGGTGGCCGACAACGGGCTTTCGCCATCGTTTGGAGTGATCTCGATCAGAACATACAAATATGGGAACAGACAGCAGATGCCCTGACCGATTTCGGAACGCAGACAACGCCGGGCGGAGACCGCATCGCTTGGTCCTTCGAGACGCCAGCCTTCGACTGGTCTGGCTCCCGCGGCGGCGGCTCCTTTGAACTGAAGACGCTCGAAACAATGGAATGGTGGATTGATCGGCTCAGCGGCACGGTGGATTTCTATCTGGAATACCGTCCCTCCAGCTACCCGTGCTGGATCTTCTGGAACCGTTGGACGGAGTGCGCCGCCCGGAATGAGTGCGAGTTGCCAAACCCGTTACTGCCCTGCAATCACCCCGAACAACAATATCTGCCGCAATATCGGGCCATGATGACGATGCCGGTTCCGCCTGTGCTCTGTAATGACAATGTGCAGCGGCCCACCAACATCGACTACAGCTTTCAATTCAGGCTGACGATAAAAGGATCGTGCAGAATCAGAGGCTTGATGGCGTATGCAATTCCGGTGGAGCGGAGTCCTTTTGATGGGTTGCGCTGCCCGTCCTGAACCCAATTCGATAACCGATAGCGAGCGCTGCCAGCACGAGCAACGCGACAACCAGTTCGCGCCAAAACTCTTTCACGCCTTCACTTTCACCGCACCAAACGGCGTGAACTCTTTTACGAACTGCTTGAGGTTTTGGCCGAGGTAAGTGACTACCGAGCCTTTGGTAACACCTTTTTTGATTGTGCCGTCCGGGAGATAGTAATTCGTGCGCGGGCAAAGAAAGCATTGCGCGAACTCCATCAATGGTTGGAACCACTTCTCTGATGTGCAGGCGTAGGTTATGCAGCAGGCTTCATCAACAGAGCGATCTTTGTGTGAATAGACCAGACGGTTAATCCACGCTGCATTGCCGAAATATTCAATGGAGTGGTGCGTGTGTTTCTTCGTACATCCAGCCGGGCACGCTGGCTCTTTGCGTCCGAACGGGTGATTCAGCCAAAGCGGCGCATCCCACCCGCGTTCCAATGATCGATCCTCCGGGCCGAACCATGCTTCAGCTTTCACGAACTGATTCGCCTTTTCACTACTGGCCGGATCGAGAGCAATGCGGCCCATGACTCGGCGCGCGGCCTCAATGATGCGCGGGTCGGTGTAATACTCCACGTCACCCGACGTTTGGTTAATCAGTTGGTGGCTGGTCACTCCTCGCGCACTTTCTCCCCACGCTCCGCTGAGTCGATGTTCTTCTGGATGCGCTCGCGATACTAATCACCCAAATGAATGTGTGGGCTATTCATCAGTGATTTCAGGCGCTCTCCACGGTCGTCGCAGATACACTCGGCGACATCTCGCTCACATTGGGTGCATATCATGGCTTTTCATCCTCCTGAATCAGCTTCCAGCTTTTCGCGGCTGCAATCATCTGGCCCCAACCTCGCACGGTGCAGGTCTTGGATGTTTCGAACATCTCTTTCGCGGTGCGCCTGCCAGCGTTCCAGTGGGCCACCACTTCTGAGTATTTGGCCGTCGCTTCCGACAGTCGTTTAGGGGCGTCGCGCTCGTATGCCTCTTGGCGTCGCTTCTTGAGGTCGGCTTGGTATTGCTCTTTGGTCAGTAATTCGCTCTGCCGGCACGTCAGCAGTTCACCATCGGCGTAATAATCCACTTTCGCTGTAGGGGTGAATCCAGGCGTGAACGTTACCGAGCGCAGCACGCACTGGCGCGTTACCTTGTTGCGCTTCAGGTAGTAGGTGTCACCAATCGTTAAGGATGGGAGTTGTTCAGGCTGTGCCATGGTGTTCATTGAGTACGTGCAGCTTGGTCTAGCAGTGGAAGCGCGCCCGTGCCCAACTCCGCCGCCAGCTTTACCTTGTCATCCCCCAGTCTGTCCTGCGCATCGGCGCGCTTTCGGAATTGCTTGGCTTTAGCGCGGTGGTATTCAATCTCATCGCGCAGGCGCTGAAGCTGTTGCTCGGTTGTCATACGGACCACTCCAAAGCTGGACGACGGCCCGTGTTCTGCGCCTCCAGTGCAGCCTCCAGCAGCTTCCGCGCGTCCGTGGTCAACTCCTTGCTGGTGAGCAGTCGTGCCATTTCCGCTTCCAGCGCAAAAGTGTCCACCTTGAGGCTGCGAATGGCGCTGGAATGCTTGAGGACAGTGGAGCCATTGCTGTCGAGAGACATCACGTGAAAGCCGGCCAGATCGCTGGCGCGAAGCCAATGGGCATTTTCCCACGCGGGATGCTCGGTGTTGCCACGGTTTACGCTATATTGCTCGTCTTTGTTCATCGGACACTGGCGCGCATGTCCAGCTTGGTGTGGTCGTACATTCCAAGCCGTTCCGCGATCCGCATCATTTGGTGCGGTTTGTCGCGCTTCTCCAAGAATATCAGGGCGCCAGCGCAATGGTGGCTACTCTCTGTCGGGATGAAATCACCGCTGTCTTCGTCTGTGGTTCCGGTTTTGTGACAGTGAAACGAGCCGTCGCCAATCAGTTCATAAAGGCGACGCAGCGTGAAACCGTGCCTTGCCGTTTCAAGGAATGGGCACTGATCGCATGGGGTGGTAAGGCCGTATTTCATTTCTTCACCAACTCCTTATTCACCGCTCCCGCCACGCAGTCAGTTTGTTGGCGCAATCCCTTGTCGGTGTTCACCCGCTTCTGTGCGTAGAGAATGTTGCTGTGGCACTTGCGCTTGAACAATCGCGCCAGCTTCCATGTTCCCAAGCCTGACAATTCGTAGGCCACTGTCATGGCGATGTGGCGCTTGTCCACGAGCTTGGCTATCCTGGATTTACCAAGCAGGGCCGTATCTGTCACGGTAAGCAATTCACAGGTGTGCTTGATGCACAAATCCACCACGTGCAATCGCTCGGATTCCAAGGCGAAGAAGTGTTTCCGCTCGAAGCGGCGCTGGGCTACTTTAGCAAGCCACAACTGTCGTGGTGTTGGCGCAGCAGCCGCCAGCAGATGCCCATTACTGGCTACCAAGGTTTTGGCGTCGTGTTTCACTTGGTCGATGGTCACTTTACGTGTTCTCTGAACTCCTCAATGGAGCCAATGGCGTGAACGGTGTGACCAAGCTGCTTCGCGTGCGCGATAACGCCAAGCTGTGCAGTAGAAAGTTTGCCGAGACGCGACTTGCACTCAAACGCGAACTTGCGTCCGCCGTCAGCCCAAATATGAAAGTCTGGTTCACCTTTGGTGCGGTACGTCTTGTGTGCCATTGAGCCATGAAAATAAAGCCAGCCGCGCTCCTCGCAGAAGTCGATGATAGAATCATGCAGATCTTCCTCACGCTTCACAGCGTTCTCTCGCACGGATGGATGATTGCGCGAGCGTGTCGAATTCTCCAGTCGGCACAGCATTTCGTTGTATTGGAATTGCGAGATTGGCATTTATTGCTTTCCATCCTGGAGCGCGCGGTTCACTGCGGCGGGGTCCACCTTCGGTGTGCGCTTCTTTGTGCCCCCGTTCACTTTACGGGCGCGCGGCTTGCTCGTCGCTGTCGTCGTGAGTATGTCCACTACCTTATCAGCCACCTGAACCAGTTGCTGGCAAATCTTTGGCGTCTCTTCATCAAAGCCTGCTGGTGTCAGTAGGATTTCAAGCTCGTGTTGTTGAGCCTCCTCCAGTGTAGCGTGGGTTTTCTGGTCTGACGTTTGGAACGCGGCGGTTTTTGTTATCATGTTGGCGTAGTGGATACGAACTTCTCCTGTTTCTCCCTGGCTTCCGAAAGCGTGCGGCGTGGTGGACCACCGTTGAGTTTCACGAGACGATCCCAACCGGCTGAAAGGTCAGTAAGAAATGCGGCCAACGCCTCCCCAAGCACGGCTATGATTTTTTCATCGCGCTGGACTGTGATGATCAGCGGCGGCATTCGACGGCAGTAGGACATAAAGACCCAGCGCGGACGGCCAGTCACGAACATGGCCCCATGCACTTGGGGGCGGTATTCCTTGGGGACGACACCCGCGAGCAAATACTTGGTGTGAGTATCGGGCCGCGCGCATTTCAATTCGATCCCCGAATCGTCATCAAGCAACCCATCCGGGCTGCAACCGACTCGCCCGTCATCGGTGGTGATCAAACCGACTCGCTGAACCTCTTGGCCGGTCATCAGTTCAAAAAACGGAATGCCTTCAGTTTCCAACACGGAACCAATGTCCATATCCACGCTCTGAAAGCCAGCCAGCGAGCTTCCAAGCCACTTCTCGGCCAGTTTGCGCGACAGATAGGTTTTCGGCATCTCGCCTTTGCGAATCTCGAATTCACTTGTCACGATGTTGTCGAATTCACTCGCGGTAATCACCCCGGCTCGGGCCTGAAGCCATTCCAAACTTCCCTGTGGTGCTGGATGGACGATCATTTCCGCTCCTTTTTTCGCAGCATATCGTCGCACCGCTCGTACGCATCTACGGAAATCTGCGCGAACGTTTTGGCGCCGGCAAATTTCAAAAAGGCTTCCACGTTGCTGTTCGACTCCTTCACCCGCCGCTCCAACTCAAACGCGGTTTCCTCAGACACAACGCCGCCACTCTCTAGTCGTGGATCGTCTTCAGCGTTCAGGCAGTCTTGCCGGATAATTACATTGAGCGCATTCAGGAGCGCATTGCGCTTGGCCGTCGTTGCCGCCTTGCAGTCGGCTTGTGTTTCTGAGTCCGCCTTGGCACCGACGCGCACGGCGAAACTATTGGATTGCGAGTGCCCGCCAATGTGCTTCAGGCAGCACGTCTCAATGATGCGCCCTTCCCGGAAATCGTTGGAGAAAGACACCGTGAAGCCATGCGCTGTGAGGTGTGGCTGTATCTGCCGCATCACATCCTCAAAACGCTCGTACTTACCACGGTTTGGAATTACCGACGACGCCACAATAACAGGCAAGTCTGCCTGCAACGCGCTGAAGGCGCGGGCGAATTCCTTGGCCGCGTTGCGCTCCTCAAACCGTTCCGCCAGCGCGGCCATGCGCTCAACGACGGCGATGTTCTGCTCTGTGATGCCGCCGTGCAATGCCGCCTTCAGAAGCTCCATCGGAGTGGGCTGAAGCACCGTCAACTCCTGCGGCTCGCGAGTGGTTAGGGCTTTGTCGGTGTTCATTGGCCGCTTTCCGCGCGCACCTTAAGCGCGTCGAGGAGATCGAATTTCTTGTCCAACCGAACAGTATTTACGCCATCCGTAAGCATATTCTGCGGGTTTTTGCGGCACCTGTTAAGGTGCTTCCGAAAGTTCTGGGCTTCCTGCAACCCCGTCCAACCATGAACCCGCTTGGTGCAATATGGACAGTTCATGCCTCAATCTGTTTCACCGGCTCCGGTGTGGCCAATTGCAATTCCTCATGCAGCCGGTCGGCGGCGCGCTTGGAGAATTTGTGAATCATGTCCTTGGCTTGCACAACCATCGCCGCACCCATTTCAGGTGGGAGTGCCAGCTTGATTTCGTTGTAGTTTTCCATGACCTCAATGGTCACTTCGTATTTGCCCTTATTGTCACCGTAGGTGGCCAGTTCGATGGTTAAGCGTTTCAGAATCATTGCGTCAGCGTGTTGAATCGCATGTCGATACGCGCAGTTCACCACGGCTGCACACACCTGTCAACAACTAAAATCAGCGTGACAGCGGAAATGGGATTGGCGGCACTGCATTGCGCCGGGGTGTGATGAGTTTACCGCGTTTGCTGCCCGCTGTATGGCGCAGTCTTAGCGGAAGCGCAGCGTGGTTCCCGTAGCTGGCAGCTTCGCTACGAGAACTTCGGAAAAAACCGGGCCACCAATCGCGTTGCTCGCGGAGACGGCGAAGAACTCCTGCGGCAAGCGAATTGTCACAACTGCGCCAGTGGTTCCCGTGGTCACGTTTGTGATCGTGGCGACCACTGCCCACTGCGCCGCTGGCGTCATGACATCCAGTGTTGAGTGAACGCGGAACACGAGCGACGCGTTCAATTCATTAACGGGATAATCCCACTCCAGCATTCGCGTGATGGTTTGCGCCGACGTGGCGAGCGCGCTCGCAAGTAAAAGGATTGGCAGCAGCCTCATAATCAACCATTGTCACCAACGATGGACAGTTCCACAACACAATTGATTTCACTGATAGTGAGCACGATTGGCACTGTCGCGGTCGCGTGGATTGGATTCAAAATGAAACAATTGGAACACCACATGAATTCTGTGCGGGAGCAGCTTGTGATTACGACAGCCGCCAAAAGTCACGCCGAGGGTAAACTGGCGGGCAAAGCCGAGGCTGCGCTCACGCCGCCAGCACCTTGAGTTCCGGCGCGGCGTTGCGCAGGTAATACTTCAGCAACGCGTTCTCTCCTCGGGCGCAGGCATCCTCCAGTTCGCGCCAGCGCGGCAGCACGCGGAATTGCGCCTCAATCTCCCGGCGTGGATTAACGGACAAGCGGCGCGTTCGAGAGCGGGTACGCATTGGTGGTTGTGGAAATAATCACAGGCGGTGTCAGCGTCAGGTCGTTGGTGCGCCACTGGCCTTGTTTGTGAAAGACCACCCGCACGCATTCCTGGCTCGTGACAATGCTCACCACCGTGATGGCCACCGCCTGAGTCACCAGCACGTCCACTACAACAGTGGGAGCAGTAAGCCAATGCGCAGACGCAGGTGGGATCGGGTGCCCCATGTCGTCCCACAGGGTTCGCATGATGGCGGACGCCGATGTTTGCTGTGGCGCGTTGGTCTGGGCACCTGCTGGCAACGGGAGCCACAGAACCAGCAGGTAGGCCCAGCGACGCATTAGGGCGGGGGCGATTTCCGCCACCAACTTCCACCCGCCAGCACAATCAGGCCGGTAATCACGGCGGCAAGTCCAACGACCCACTTTGGTATCTCCGTGTTTACCAGCATGGTCACACCGAACAGGATCAGGAAAATGGCGAGAGCGATGTTGGCCATAACTTATGCCTTCGGCTCGGGCTGCCCTGCCGTCAGTCCCAAGTTTTTAGCCAGCGCCCCGGCTACAGTAAGCTTGATGGTGTCAGAGATGGTCTCAACTCCATCCCCTAAATCCGCATCTGCGGAAACCAGAAACTGCGTGTCGCCCGGATCGTCGGCACTCACCAAGTCCGCCGAGAGTCCATCAGCGGCAACTACCACCGTCGAGTTGCCCGACACAACTTCCCACGTCGGCACGCCGTCCAGCGGCGCAGGCTTGCCCGTGTCGGTCTTGGGCGTGAGTGTGACTTTGATTTTCTGCTCGTTTGTGATTTTCAGTTCCAGCGGCATATTTTGTTTCTCCTTTTTATGAGGCATTCCCACACCAAAACCAAACCGAACACTCGGCGGCTTTGGCGCTGGCGCGCACTCGTGAATCTCGACTGAGACGCGCAATGGCACCTCATGGAAACGCCGCAGCACCTTAGCCAGAAACTCAATGGATTCAGCTACTTCATCTTTGCGGCGTTTCGCTCCCACGCAGCGACTGTGCGATTGTTCCTCGTGGAACACAAGCCGTGGCTTCAACTCATTTCAACGATACGGATAGCTGTCGCCGTTCTCAATCTCGGTCATCTCGGTATTGCTAAGCACGCGGCCTTTCCAGAGCGTGAACATGTCCACTGCACCATCCAGTGCCACGCCGCCGAGGGTTGGTGATGTGCCGATGGCGATGTTCCCTGCCGGGGCTGTGCTTGGGACAATCGGAAATACCAGCGCGTCCTCTTGAGCGCCGTTCACTCGCAGGAATGTCTTGCCCGTCACTGAATTGAAGCCGAAAAACACGCAATACCACGTATTCGTCGACAGCGAGTTCGTGGCGTAGACGTTGCGCTGCACTGCGCCCTCCTTCAGTCCGAAAATCAGGATGCCGGGGACGCCACTGTTGCCAAGCTGTAGCACCATCCCGGACCCGGATGACACTCGGGAATCCACGATCAATTGATTGATGGCCAGCGAATACGGCTTGAGCCATACCAATCCCGTGAAGCTCTCGTGATAAACGAAGGTGCCAGTGCCAATGGCGACGCCACCGGATGAATTTGTGCCGTTACAGCGCAGGGCGTTACCGAAAACGCCAGCTTCGTAGGCGGGAGTCGCAATCTCAAACGGCTGCGCATTTACACCGACTGACGTGTCCTCGAATTGCCAGCAGTTGTAAAGGAATGGGAGTTTTACAGTCCCAAAGGCGGGAAGAATCGTAAGCAACGTCAACAGAACAAGTTTAATCATGCCCTGAGCGTAGGGGTTGCGCTTCAGATAGCCACTAGAAACCGTACTTGTCCTTCAGAAAGGTGATCGAGTTGGTCAGGTCGGCGCCCGTCAGAGCGATTGGATAAACCAGCACGTCCCCCACGAAGCCGTGCCAGAAATTCACCACGGTCGCATCCACCCGCCTGCCGATGGCGAATTTTGCTGTGCCGGGATTGTTGGCCACCACACTACCAACGGTGGACGCCTGCGCCAGGTTCGTGAAACACGTTAGTGTGTCGGCAGGATTGTCAAAGATGTAGGTGAAGACGTAGCCCTTGTTCTCTACAATCGGTCCCGTCGCAGCGGAGAAGAGCGGTGTAACGAACAGAACATCCAGCGCCGCGTTGTTCTGGAGCATTTCAAACGTGGCGGCTTTCCAACTGAAGAAAATATCGAACGAATCACCGCTGGTTTGCAGCGCTCCAACAGCCAGCAGCGTGAACGAGTCGGTGATCGACGCCGTGCCGAACACCGTGTTGTTGGAAGATTGCAGGGCGCTCCTGCCTGTGGCGTTCGCTGCGAATCGCAGCGCACTCCGCGCACCAAACACGCCATTCGTGAGATACGGTCGCGTATCTTCAGCAGCCAGATCCCCAATTTCAAAGACGTGGTTGGTGCCACCGCTAGATTTATCCACCCACTTGCCCACCCGCGCGCCGAGCAGATCGCTCCCCGCCGCAACGGTGGGCACCGTGCCAATGCCATTTGTGAACATCGTGGACGCGTCTTGAGCATCCAGCCACAACGTGAATCCCGCCACAGGCGGCGTAGCGGGTGGGGCTGAAGCGTTGTTGCGCGCGAGCAGAAGCGAGCGAGTATCTGCCGCGAACAGCAGTCCGGCAGATAGCAGTAATGCGGCAAATGCTTTCATCAAAACGCGAACTGGCGGCTCACAATCATGTGGACATTCGTGCCGTTAAGCTGGCGAATATCATCAGAGATGGTCACAGCATTGCCGTTCGTCAGCGTGAAAGCGTAAGAGGTTGCCAGCGCCGTACCTAAAATATCGAGATTCGCGATAAGCTGTCCCGTGTTGGCCACAAGCGTGACGGTGCGTGATGTGCCGCCACTGATTTCTCCAAGGACGGTGATTCTCATACCGGCGTAGCCGGGAGAGCCATTGGTCAGTGTGATGGTGGTAGCGGCGGCAATGCGATTGGTCACGACCAGTTCGGAGTACTGGTTGAACGCCGCCTCAATCACCGCCGTGGCGGCAGAATGAACGCGACCGAACCAATTAGTGGCCTGTACGTTGTTCGTGGGAGATGCCGCCAAATAGGCCGGAATGGCTGTGCCAGTCATGGCGATATCACCAGCGACATGCAGCTTGGCGCGAGGAGCGTTGGTGCCGACACCTACATTGCCACGCACTGTCCCTACGACGGTTACGCCAAGCAGCACATTGCCCGCATTAGCTGACGACGCACCGCCCGCAATGAATATGTCGCCACCATTGGCGTTTGTATCACCAGTGCCGCCCGTACCGCCCGTAATCAGGACTTGGCCCGCAGTGCCGGGATTACCACCGGCTGCTGCGTTGCCGGAATTGCCTGCGGTAAGTGCAATGGCACCCGCATCGCCGGAACTTCCAGGCGTCGTGGATACCGCACCAGAATTCCCCGCAACCAACGAGATGGTTCCGCCAAGGCCGGAATTGGTTCGTGTGCTTGCGCCTGACGATCCTGCCGCCATTGTCATTCCACCAGCATTACCACTTTTCCTCGCGCGGCCAGCCGTTGGGGTTCCCCCATTGCCCGCCGTCATATTGAAGTCGCCACCAGCGCCACCCACTGTATTTGTTGCAGCAGCGCCGGGACTGCCCCCACTACCCGCCGTCATGGTAAAAAATCCGCCAATTCCACCCGTTGAAGCGTTAGTTGCCGCACCGCCGCTGTCCGTCCCGTCGCCACCATTAGCGCCCGTCAATGTAAACGCTCCGCCATTTCCGCCCGTAGCGTTCGTTTGGGCGCTGTTGGCATTACCCCCAGCCCCACTGAGCAACTGAAATTGACCGCCTTGACCACCTGTTCCGGTGGTGGGTTGCGCGGTATGGCCACCGTTGCCGGATGCCATTACAATTGCGCCAGAAGTAGTCGCCGCCGTGCCGTTCCCGGTCGCATTGGTGCTTGGCTGCTTGCCCTGCACCACAAAACTCCGCGCCGTGTTGTTTGTGTTGAAGCCCACTGCGCCCGTGTTGGTGGAAATGGTCATCACGGACTTATTCGACACCATCAATTCCACGAAATTGCCGAGAGAGTTGGTCGTGTTGAGCCGCCAGAAGTATCTCGTGTCGTCGATATACACGATGGCCAGTGACACCATCGCCGCCACACCAAGAAGGATACCCAACGCCAATGTTCGTGTTTTCATACTTTAAGCGCCCACCCCACACTGGTTCCGGCCACGCCGGTAAAGAGGTAAATCGCGGATGTTGCCGGATCGACAGCCAGTGATGGAGTGCAGGTGGATACCAGCACCCCCTCAGGATTACCGGCTGTCGTGGGCATGCAGCCAGCGGCTGCGCCGCCACCCCCACCTCCAGTGCCGTTCGTCGCAATCAAATCAGCAAGGTAAAGCAGGGCGTCTTCCTTGTTAGGGATACACGCATAGCAGGCTGCGTTCGCGGCTATGGTAGCTGGGTCCGCCACACCGGCAATCGTTGCGAACAGATACAGAAGCGCATCCATCTTGTTAGGCACGCAGGCGTAACAAGTGGCACCCGCAGCAATCTCCGAAGGTGTTGCCATTTCATGTAAGCTGGTCGGTCAAATAAATCATCGCCGCTCCCTCCATGCCCTGCGGCAGGCACGAGAAACATTTGGCGTTCTCCATGATGGTCTGCACGTCAGTGATGCCCGCTATTTGAGACAGCAGGTAAATCATCACCTGCATTTGCATTCCTGGCGGGATACAAGCCATGCACTTGGCGCTGTCCACCAGAGCTTGGGCATCAGCAGCCACACCAGCCATTTCTGCCCACTGCGCAATCAGCACGGGCCATTGCAGGCCCACGGGAATCTGGCAATCCAGACAACTGGCCCCCGCGGCTATCTGTTGTGGCGTGGATGGCACTCACATTACTCCCATTGAAGCCATGCGCTCGTCGGTGAAGGGCGAGTCGTTATCGTCATCGTCTTTGGGTTGCGCTTTGTCCTTGTCCTTCTTTTTGTGGGACACGTACACAACCTCGGCTTCGTCTTCGTACAAATGAACGATCTTAACCTCGCAGGTCTTGCCCACCTCAAGGTCTTTAGAACCGAAAAAGCTTTTTGGCAGGAGCGCCGACTCGGAATCAGACTCCTCGCGCTTGTCTTCATCGGAACCTTCCGGCGCGGGACTCGATTCCCCTTGGTAGTAGTCGTCAGCCATATCAGTTGCTCGAAAACGGCGGCAGTGGAATCCCCAAACCACTGCCGCCGTGACCACGGACCCTGTTTACGGACAAACTGTGTTCGCCGAATCGTACGCCTGCTCTGGGTGAGCACAGGTTGAGCAGTTCGGCACCGCCACTACGCATTGGGGTTCACCCTGATGGAAAATCGCCTCAGACCATTCCGTGTGGAACGGTCGAATCGCCAACTGGAACGTGGACAGGAACTGCACCTGGTTCTCCAGCCGGTTGTCGATGGGTTCCACGACACCATCAGCGTTCACGCACACATGCGGGAGCACTGCGCGCCATTTGCCGCCGAAATTCCGGGTGCCGTAAGGCATCTCGGGATTGATTTGTGCCATCTCCTGGGTGAGCACTTCCATCGCCTGCCGGT